ACGCGAAATCAGCTAAGAATGCTGAGCTGGATAAGTTATTAGATCTCCGTGATGATTACGGGAATGTGAAGCTGCGTAAGCAGATTGAATATTGGATTCCAGGACTTATTTTTGATTGGGAATTAGAAGGTGATCAGATTGTAGGGATTTGGAACGATGATGCAGAGGGCACATTAAATGTCGATGCTATCAGTCGGTATGTTAGGGATGATGAAGGTAAAATTTTTACGTGTAAGATTCAGCTTATGAAAGCTATCAACCGTGAAGCAACTACCAGGGGTGGATCATTGATGTTTGATAAGGATAAAGGATTCAATTTGATTCTTGGTAAAACTGGAGAGAAGCGGAAGACCGTTTACAGTGCAAGCAAGGCTGATTATCTGCCCATGCCGGCGAAGTATTATGGTGAAGGTACCCCAGATATAGTGAATATCTGTAAGGGATCAATGTTTACTGATGATTATATCTACAGACTCCTGGGTGAATATTTGTATGGAGAAGTATTGGCTGAACGTACTGAGGATGATTATCTTTTCCCTGAGATAAGAGAAGCATTAAAGAAGGATGCAAAGGAGCCTGAGGCGACGAAGCCATCAAGGCCTACCAGGGGTGGAGTTAGTACCCCGAAAGCAGAGCCTGAGGCAGATGCTCCAAAAGATGAGGCCCCGGCAGCAGAAGCTACGACAGCGGCGCCGACAAGGCCAAGCACATCAGCTAGACCAGCAACCAAGAAAGACGTTGCGGCTAATACAACCAGACCTTCACGTGGAGCTGGCGTTAAGCGCAATATGACAGACGATATGCAGGATGTCTAGTAACCCGGAAATAACAGTAGTTGGAGAGCTCTCGTCAGATGGACAAAGTTTGACGATCTCTAACTCTGCTCGCGCTAAGCGCTTATGGAAACACCTGCAGGGAACTCAACTTGAGATCACATTCAAGAAGTTCTACAGGAAGCGCTCTCTAGCACAAAACAGATGGATTCACGGAATATGCGTGATAGATGTCATGCAGTTCTTACTGGAGACAACAGGGGTGCTACATTCAAAGGAAGCAGTTTATGCCTTTCTTCGCACACGGGTCATAGGAAATGAAATGTGGGTAGAGACTATTGATGATCAGGATGTAATATTTTTATCCGGGAAGCGATTTTCCCAGATGAATACCAAGGAGTTCTCAGAGGCAGTAGAGAAGATAGTTGCTTACTATGCTGAGCGCGGCCTGCAGATTAGACTGCCCAAAGAACGGACCAACAATTTAATTACAGATTATGCAGCTTAAAACAAATTAAAATGGTATACATTAGAAATATAATGTTTGTGCTATTATTATGCATGACAGCAAATCTCGATGCCCCAATACGTAAGATAACGTGTAGTGAAATTACGGAACAAATTCGGCGGGTCAAACAAAAGTTGATGATGGAGAAAGCCTTGAATGAGCCATTCTCACCAGAATTGTTTTTTGAGATGTTGAAAATGCATGTTGAACACCCGGAAATTGTAATGAGGCAGGCCATTTTGGAAACAGGCTGGTTCACTTCAAAGAGTTTTACAGAGGGAAATAATGCGTTTGGTATGCGGCAGCCACGCATACGTTATACTCTAGCGATAGGAAGCATCTATGGACATGCTCATTATGCACATTGGCTGGATGGGGTTATGGATTATGCAAAATGGCAAGAGTACTACCAGGTCCATTCAATTACAGAAGCAGAGTATTATCAGTTTCTCAACGGGCTGCCTTATGCTACAGCTAAAAATTACACGAAAACATTAAAACAAATCAATCCAGCAACATGAAAGTAATAGTTTTTTCGGATTTACATGTCCACGATTACAAACAATTCAATGCAGATCAGACCAGGGCTCAAAAGGCCGCAGATATGATTGAATATGTCTTTAAGCTCGCCAATAAAAATGATATCAAACAAATTTGGTTTTGCGGCGATCTCGGTGATCAGTTTTCGAATATTTCAGTTATTGCAATGAATGCGCTACTGTTAGCATTCCAGAAATGTTTTACGGAATATCCGGATATTGAATTTATCGCAATCCCTGGAAACCACGATTTCGCTACTAAGAACACCTATTCCATCCCTGGCATATCTGTTATGGATGCATTTGAGGTATGTCCAAATGGCGGATTATTTTTAAATTTTGTATTATTACATCCGGGTCATTACTCTCATGACCCTAGATTTACCGTTGTTGGTGTACCATATTTTGAAGACGTTGATGATTTCTGGAAAACATTGGAAGAGAATGTGAATCGTGTTCAGATGAAGGATAACATGTATCTGCTTATGCACCAGATGATTTGGCCTGAGAATGATTTCATACAGGATGATATCAATTGGGAAGACGACAGGTTCAAGCAATTCAAATGGGTACTTAATGGCCACGTACATCACCCATCCATGTGGAGTAACTTCATTAATGTCGGATCTCCTATGCACAGAGATGCTAGTGATATTGACGGGAAGAAAGGACTCTGGATCTTAGATATAGACGGCGGAGAGCTCCCGGCATTCTGGGATACTACCGATAAAAATCCTCAATACATTCGCAGGCCTTATGGTCATAAGCTGGACGACTGGGAGAAGGAGCAATATGTTGTCTGGTACCATCCAGAGGATAAGCAAAAGAAAAAGAAGGAGACGTTTGATTCGTCTAAGTTTAACACACAAAAGGTAGGACCTATGGAAATACTTGATAATTTCCTAGATGCAAACTCGGATACATTACAATTCCCGAAGGCGGATCTCCAAGGCGTTGCCACTAAATATTTTGAATAATGAAAGAGATCAAGATAAAAAACATCGTCGTAGAAGGGTTTCGCAGTCTCGCTGAGCGTACTGAGGTAAATCTGGACCGTCCGGGCCTTAACCTTGTAAAGGGAGAGAACGGGGCTGGGAAAACCACCTTATTTGAAGCCGTCGTGTGGTGCTTGTATGGTACTAACCTGAAGGATACCACAGTTGAAAAGATCCCAACCTGGGAAGATACTCGCACTGAAGCTTTCCGTGGAACTTATGTAGAAGTCACAATTGAGGTAGATGGCACTGAATATAAAATAGTTAGAACTATCGCATGGTCAGGAGGAGAAGGAATAGGTAGAGACGCCCTGGCTATCAGAGGCCAGGATCAGGCCGGTGTCCACAAGAAGGATGTCCAGGCGCAGATTGTTAAACTTTTGGGTATTGATTCACAGACTTTCATGTCATCCATTCTTTTTGGACAGCGAATGTCTAAGCTTGTGGAATCTGATAATAAGGATAAAAGAGACTTATTTGAAAGATTGTTCGAGACAGCATTCATTAATGATGCTAAGTCTAAAGCCGGCGCAAAACTTATAGAGTTGTCTGGCGAATGTCTGAAGGCAGAAGGAGAACAGCAGACTATTAACAGTCAGCTTGAAACTATCAAAACTGAAATTAATGAACAGGTTAGGATATTGGAGGAGTTTGGTGCAAAGAAAATAGAGAATTGTAATAAGATCTCTGAAGAAATCGCTGATGTCAGGGGGGATGTTACCATGTATAGACAAGAAAATGAGGAGCTTGACGTAGACGTGGCGAAGTGGGATGAAATAGCATATAGGGCCCTTAAGACGGAGATGGATGAATTGGAGCGGCAATACAATGCCCTGGAGAAGACTCTGGAAGCCCCATACAATGCACATATAGAAGCCGGAAAGAGAGCAGGTACTGCCTCCCGGGCTGATGTAGTAGCTGAAACTAATGTCAATATCGAGAAGAAACGGGGCGACAAGTGGGGGATTGATAAGGCTGAAGCTGTATTTTTTCTGAAGCAGGAGCTGCAAAGGTTGTTAAATGCGCAAGCTAAGGAGATAAATGAAGTAAAGGATAAATGCTACGCCTGCGGTCAGAAACTTCCCCTGGAGAATGTTACAGCTGTAACAAATTCAATACGGGATAAATATACTCCCCAAATGGAAGTCGTGAATGCCAAATTGGAAGCAAAGAAGCTAGAAGAACCACCATTATCTAATTTAGCAGAGTTGATGATCACCCGGGAAGAGACGATTAAAGAGTTAGAGAGCGCTGGAAAGGCCGCCAAAACAGCCAAGGATAAATATGATAAAGCTGAAGAGGATGGCCAGGAGATTAAACGCCTATTCACAGAGGGGACAAAGAAAGAAGAAACCTTAGATACTGAAGCCAATGAAATTTTTAAGAAAACCGAGAAGGTTAAAGAAAATGAGAATAACATTAAGATACTGGAGGGTCAGATTGAAGTAATGATACCATCTTTGGAAATTGCGCAGAAGGAAGAACCGCCTAAATTTTCGCAGACTGTTGATCAGCTAATTGATATATCTGAGAACTTAGAGAAAGAGCTGACCGGTATAGTGGACGCATTAGAGGATATTAAATATGAGATGAATCTGCACCAATGGTGGACCAAAAAAGGATTTATCAGTGCTGGTCTTCCATCCTTTGTCTTTAAAGCTATGCTGGATAATCTGAATGAATACGTAAAACAGTATTCAGCTCGTCTGGGGGTATCCATTGAGTTTAGTGTCGATCTGACCAAAGCTTCTAAGCCGTTCACCACCGTATGTTCTGTTGGAAAGAAATTCAACAAGGATTATAAAGAGTTCTCCGGAGGTCAGAAACAGCGGTTAGATATTGTTCTGATCTTTGCCATGCATGACTTAGTCAGTGCTGATAGTAATATCAACATACTGATCATGGATGAGGTATTCGAAGGACTGGATGAGAAAGGTGAAGCAGCAGTCTTTGACCTTATAAGGATGAAAGTTGCAGAAGGCAAATCAATTTATATTATTACACACTCGCCGCATATCGATAGCTTGTATTCATCTACGATGACTGCAATAGCTGATGAGAATGGCGCAACTAAAATAAAAACATAATGGAAAATACAATCGAAAGAAGTCCCGAAGAAATTCTGGACGATCACATCACTAAAGCAAGGGACGGCGTAATCAAGGAATTGCATAAACCTGGTAGTATTAATCACACAGCCCCGAACGGTCCAGAGGGCAGGGAAGAGAAGAGATTGAAGAAGAAGTATCTCAATGAGTTGGATGGTATGGTACAGAGGATGCTTGAAACAAGGGCTGAGTTGGAAGATCCTGATGGCCAAGAGGCTGCGGACAAAGTGTCGTATTACAATAATCGGTGGACAACCTTATGCACAAGATTCAACAAACGTCCCCGGGCTAGGTTTACACTACGTCCTGAGGCATTCATGGATAGGGCTGAGTATTATCTGAACCTGGAGAAGGAACAGATTAAGGCAGCCAAAGAAGAGTATCAGAAAAGTCTGTTTGATAAGTGGTTCCGCAGGACCTGGATTGATATGAAATGGAGAAGAAAATGGTACCAATTCAAAGGTAGGTTTACCAAGAAGACTGTGGAAGAACAGATGTTTAAATACTGGGATGGACTTGAAGCCTTGCCTAATAGCAGAGTAGGATAATGGGAATGAAGGAGGATCTATTTGGTGGAGGCTACGTGCAACCGATTAACCAGAAACAGAAGGGGAATAAGAACGAGCTATACGTCTGTAAATTACTTACCTCCTGGACTGGATACGAGTTTGTTCGTATTCCGGCCTCAGGAGGCAAGCGATGGCAAAACGTGATGATGAATAAATATATATGTGGTGATGTACTATGCGTTCATCCGGATTCTCCGTTCCCATATGTGATAGAGACGAAGGACTTGTCAAAGTTACATATAACTTTTGAATTACGCAAAAATTCCAATATTTACACTATTTGGAAGCAGGTAATCCGCGATAGTACTAGAGCAGAACGGCTTCCGATACTTATACTACGTAAGACCGGTGAACGCCCAAGGGATAAGTACACTATATTCTTAGAACATTTACCGGGGCTGCTTACATTTCTTATTAATAACGACGTACTTCCAATATCTATTGGTGATGATATAGTGGGCGTCAATTCTATAAATTTGTTTAAAAATGTTGACTACAGAAGCTTTAATGAATACTATCGATTACCTGAGGGAGCATACTCCGCTTGAATCGATACCGATTGGTTCGAAGGTAGTAGAGTTAATTGATCCTGGGCATGGGGGTATGATCAATGGCGAATATGTCACAGCGCCTAGAAAAATGTATGATCATGGTTCTTTTGTATTTTATGAGGGGGTATGGAACCGGGCCATAGCGTGGATGTATGCCGCAGAACTCTATTATAATAACCTGGGATATTATATAGTAACACCGGGTCATACGGATTATGGGCGCACTGAGCGTTGTATCCGCGCTAATCATTTTAATGCGAAGGTAAAAAAGAAGGGTATCAAAACTTATTACCACTCAATTCATGGCAACGGCTTCGGCGTTGAGTCAGTTAACGGCGTTGAGGTGTATACCTCACCAGGACGGACTTTGAGCGATCCTATAGCCACTGAAGCCTTCTATAGACTGGAGGAAATACTAGGTTGGAAGATGCGTCCGGGCCTGGGTGATGGTGATCCGGACAAGGAAGCCAAATTTACTGTGTTAGTTAAGACACATATGCCGGCTATACTATCAGAAACTGGATTTTTTACTAACTTTGCCGAGTGTTGTAATATGCTAAAACTTAGTAATATGATTAAGATTGTCCAGGCATTCAAAGAGACGCATGAAATTGTGATACATAAGAATCTTTTAAAAATAAAATCATGAACAAAATTTTAAAATCAATATACCAGAATATTAAGGTTATCATAATAGGCATAGTTATTATATTGGCGTTGTATTTCTACATACAGTGGAGAGATGCAAGGGCCGGACATGTCCAGTTACAGGAATTATTATCTGATACTATCCATCATTTTGAGGTGATAGTCACAGACCAGGGCCAAGAAATCTATATCCAGGATCAGAAGGTAGCTTCTCTGGAGAATGCTATAGCTGCAGGTATCATCGAGAATGAGGATCTGAAGAATAAGAATCTGAAGCAAGTTGAGCATATTATTAAGTTGGAGAATCAAATCGTATTCTATGAAGAACTGATTGCAGCTGTAGATACGCCCAGTGTTGTAATAATTGATTCAACTAACTGCCCCGATATTGATACGGGCACATATTTAAGGGTTCCAGCTAATTTTACTTATTCCAGCGAGTGGGTATCATTGAATGGAATAGTATATGGTGCTACAGTCGGTATCCAGGGTCTTACAATCAGACATGAAAGTACCATATTTTTAGGGTATCAGAAGACGGGATTATTCAAGCCTCTTCGACCCGTAGTAACGATAGAGGATGCTAATCCATATGTTCATACTGTAAAGATGCATAATGTAAAGATACAGAATAAACCTCCATTTTATAAACGCCCTTGGTGGCATAGGATAGAAGGTGCTATCATAGTGCTTGGTGCCCAGACTATTTTAAATCAAACACGATAATTACTCATGAGCAGAAATAGAACATATTTAGATTACCAATTATGACATACTATATCCATTGTGACGGGTCATGTTACAATCACCCGGATCACAATACCATGGGATATGCAGCTGTGTTGGCCAATCAATTCGATCCTGACATGTGCGAAGTACTCAAGACGAAAACGGGATGGGACGAAGATGGTACCAATAATATAGCTGAATGGCTGGCACTCATAGCAGGCATAGAGTTGATGATTGCGAACTTCAATGAGAAATGGTCCGATGGTCCAGTAAACGCTTATTGGGATAAGTATGAGATCTATACAGACAGCAGTCTGATAGTAGGGCAGGCCAATGGTAACTTCCGGGTCCGGAATGCAGGTTTACGCCCACATTATAAGCGATTTAGGGAATTGGAGAAGCAGGCTAAGGGCCTTGACTTTGATATCCTCTGGGCATCCAGGAAGAACAACGGCACCGCTGATATATATTCAAAATTAGTTAATCCATATTTTCAAGAAAAAATCAAAAATGAACTTACCAGAAAAGACATTATTCCAACTCCCGGACGTGGAGATGGACGGCGCAAAGCAAGCCATTAATTACAAGGACGGTCTGAAGGGTGATCAGCCAGACGCATTCGATGCCATAAAGATCTTCGTTGATCAACCAGTCGGGGGTATGTTTTTACTGGATGGCTATGCTGGTACCGGGAAGACCTATCTCATGAATGTGGTGATCCAGTATATTGGGGATGTTACCAAAAGAACTGTCCTGGTCACAGCGCCAACTCACAAAGCAGTCAAAGTTATCAGGCAGCATGTTCACGATTCCCGGGTAGATTTTTCTACCGTCCACAGTGCGCTCGGATTGAAAGAACATATTGATGGGCATGGAATCATTTCATTCGTCAAGGATAAGTACGCAAAATGTAAACTGGACCGGATTCAGTTCCTTATAGTGGACGAGACAAGCATGTTAGCTGATGAGCTATACAAAGAGATTCAAATATACGCTTCTCGTGGCCTTAAGGTTTTATTTGTAGGCGACTCACTGCAAATTCCACCCGTTAACAAACCTGACTCAATTCCATTTGATAGAGATTACCGACGAGAGGATGGTATAGACTATATTAAGATGGAAGCTATCATCAGGCAGGATGCTGGTAATCCTATCATTGATTATTCATTTAAGATCCGAGAAATGATTCACCGGCCGACACCTGTCCCCATTAAGAAGAGTAATACGACCAAGCAGGGAAGTGTGCAATTTGTACCAAGATCCTATAAAGATAGCTTCATCATAACTGAAATTTTACCTGAGTATACCAGTGAGGAATTCATACGGGATAATGACCATGTAAAGATCCTGGCCTGGAGAAACAAGACTGTGGAGAAATACAATACGATGATCAGGCGGTATATCTATGAGCAGAATGCCTTGGCTAAATATCTCCCCGGTGAGCGATTGATTGCAATGGAGCCATTAATGGAGGGAGATATGGTAATGATCCATAACAGTGAAGAAATGGAAATTATGGATTATATTATTGAAACCTGGGATGAAGATGGTCAACTATTCAAATATTACAATACTCGTGTGAATATATTCAGGGATAATAAGGGATGGACTGAGTGGATGGTAAGGTTGATTCATGAGGACTCAGAGAAGGAATATAATGATCTGTTGAAACTACAGGCTGATTATGCCAAGAGTCTACAACCAGGATCATATCAGGCGAGATCCGCTTGGATTGATTTCTATGCATTTAAAAGGGTATTCTTTTGGGTAAGGTATTCATATTCAATTACATGTCATAAATCTCAGGGTTCGACCTACGAGATCGCGGTTGTCATGGAAGATGATATCGAGACGAACCGGAACACATACGAGAAAAATAGGATTCTGTACACAGCTTGCACGCGTCCAAGGAGGGATTTAATCGTAATATACTAAAAGCAAAGTAAGCTAAATTTAGCCCGGGCATTATTGTCCGGGTTTTTTATTAACGGTAACTGGAACGATGGCTTGTGGTACGCCTGCAGTTACAGAGTATCCGTAAATCTTATTACCAGGAAGGAGAGTATCTAATGTATTTTGCTTGTCTTGCTTTTGGGCTTTCATCTTACCGAGAACCGTATCAATAACAGACATGGCTACATCATTCTCAATTAATACACTGTAAATATTGAGTTCTCCATTGCCATTAAATATTTTGGAGTACCCAACCATCCTGGGGGGGTCATTTGGATCATCAAATTCATCCGGTGATGCGGGAAGGAATTGCAATGTGGGGGCATTGTCAAAATCAAACTCTTCCAGGGCCATCTCAACGTGACCTAAGCGACTGTTAACCAGCTTACCTGCGAATGTACTCAATGAACTTACTTTACTATCCAGGATCTCGATCTCTTTGACCAGTCCGGCAATTTCTTTAGCGATGTTTAAGTCTGTCATATTCGTTGTTATTTAATACAAAGATAGTGAAAAATTTGGACATAAAAAAGGCAGATCATTAACGGCCTGCCTTTTTTTTAAAAGGGATTGTAATGTGCGTAAGTTGGATTCGAGTCCATGATGAACCATGTTTTATTGCCTGCAGGATCTACAATCCAGATACGTTTTATGTTTTTGAATGACTGGTATCTTTCATCCATCGCATTATTGGCTGCTCGTTTGAGCTCATAAACAAAGCTCTTTGCTCTGCCAAAGGTTGACATTTTTTTAAGATGTTTACCATCAACAAAGATTTCATATGCCCGATGAGGCACAATTTTCATGCTGGATTTCAGGATTTCCAAAAATAATTCCGGATTGTCTTTCCGATTACACTCTCTGATAGGCACCAAGATGTAATCATGCCATAATAGTTGCCCAGGCTCAATACCTTTGGCCCGGTTTACATAATTATTAACATAAGTCATCTCATAAACATAGCTTGCTTTGGGACTAATAAATATAAGACTTTCATTTATTTGATCCGTAATCAACATACCTGCTTCATGCCTACGCATTTCGGCCTTGATGATTGTTGCCCTCTTTAAGAAGGCGTCAATTTGTTTTTGAATTTTTTCCATAAATAGTTGATTTAGTTTTTACTGGCTTAGACCAGTGATTCAACTTAGCTACATGAGGACAAAGTTTCTGAGCATCCAGAGCATTTAAAATTGTCGTCCTTTGTTCGGGATCAACATTATACTTTACGATCTGGCGTTTCTGATTCCAGTCATGTATGCTTTCTGCCCTCATCATTAAATGAAGAGCGTCTTGCCATGACATAATTTCAATCTTCATAAGTGAATAATTTTAATACTTGAGCAATATTACTCGAACCCTGCCCGGGAAACGAACCCGGACGAGTACCATACAGGGTTAAATTGGATCTGTTCCATAAATATACCTATCAGCTACATCTTTAGCTTTAGGCGGTGCAGATTTATAGATTTCAAAACCTTCGGGCACGTGAATGACCGATGTACCTAGCCAGCTAGTGGTTTCCATAGTGGAAGTTCTCACTTTTATCTGTCCTCTATTATCTGGTTCAAGAGATCTGGCATATCCGAACACATATTTTCCGGGTTCCAGTCTCCGTTTAACTGGGATAATATACCCCAGTTCCTCATTAGATTTCTTAGCCATTATACCTCCATTTTTAAGTTAAACATAAATCGCACTGGCCCGGGCGTCGAACCGGGGACGTTGCCTATCCAGCGTGTTCAGTGAGATAATTAAATACCTCAAATATTTTCTCCTTAGCTCCCTCCATATCCTGGTAGAAACATTTCTTTTTGCTTAGGTCTATGTAACCAGCATCTGATATCAGAGAAAGGGGAATGTAGAGTCTTTTCTTGCCATGCTGTGTCCACAAGTTGATATGGTGGCAATAATTGCCTTTCCATTCATACCTGGGATGCCTGGGCTTTGTTACCATAAATCTGAGATCCAATATGGTAAGGTTCTGCCTAACAAATTCTGTCCAATCCATTAGTACCTCCCTTCAATCATTTCATTCAGTTCCTTCTTGATCCTGCGAGCTGTCTCACCTTTCCAGGCGGTCGCATTGGATAAGAAATAACGAATGACCGAAGCGGCAGAATCATAGTAATACCGATCATTTGCTGATTCAATCTCAGTCATAGCATCCAGGTACGGCCTAGCTTCATAGTTGATTTTTTTCCAGTCTTTACGGATCTCTGCTGCAATTTCATTAATTTTACGTAACATAATTTACCTCCAATTTTAGTTAAAATTTGTGCCTGAGGGAAGAATCGAACTCCCCTTTACACCATACAGGCTATTCCATCATATCTGTTAATAATCTTTCATCACAAGCTTCAATGATATCTTCTTCTGTTTCACAATCATGGAGACTGTTGGTATCAGCTAATTCATCCCAGGACATGAATGCTTCCCTAGTCAACCACTTGTCAGCTATTGTCTTTTTTTCTTCATAAGTCATGATTAATCCTCTTTTTTACGTAAATTAAACCTACGTCTGTTTGTTTCATTCAAACTCAGGCCAATTCCACCGTCATGAACACTGAAAGGAGATTTATCGCTGAACCTGCCCTGCTTTTGCTGCTCGATTTTCTGAGTATAAGCAGAGGATTTACCACCACCGGACTTATTGCCCCTGGCGACCCTTCTACTGTTAACAATTCTTCTTTTTGCCATTTTTACTGTTTTTTAGTTAAATATATTAATTTAGAAAAATTCGGCTTCATAGGAGCGCGTCTAAGCGACGATCTCGAAGTGAGTGGATGCTAGGTATTACCCAAATAGGCCAAATTGTACCTGGCAGAGGATTCGAACCTCTGCTCATACCATACAGGTTTACTTGATATACTCAACATACATACCACGATCACACATGCCCAACATAAAGTCAGCATCCTTTAACTTGTTAATTACTGCCGGTACGCATTTATGAATAATCAAGGAGTCAGCATCTGATACGATATTACCTTTTTTAATAGAGTTAATAGTTAATAGCGTACTGTGATTTTCAGCGCATATTTCCAGCGCTTCGCATAATTTTTCTTTTGATAATTGCATGTTATTAAAATATTAGGTACAAATAATAAGGAATAATTGCGCCCGTCCCTGGACTCGAACCAAGGACGCGTACCATACGGGCTAATTTGATCTTTGATACAGTTTAACACCAAGGGTATCACAATATGCATCCAGCATAACATTGTCTCCCTGGTAACAAGGAGTTACCATTATACTGTCGTGTATACTATTCTCTACAGTGTGGGCCAAGCCGTTCACTACCTTGTAATTACGGCCATTAAAATCAAAACTTTTCATATTAAATTAAATATTGGTTAAATGTCGTGCCCGGTAGTGGAATTGAACCACTACCTAAGTACCATACGGGCTAAATAATACCCTCATCTGAAAAACTGTAATATCCTTCATCCGATATTATCAGATGATCATATACAGTGAGGTCTAAAAGTTTTGCGCCTTCACGTATTTTATTTGTTATTTTTATATCTGCATCGCTAGGCTTTAAATTACCTGAAGGGTGATTATGAATCAGTATAATACCACAGGCTAAAGATTTTAATGCAGCTGCAAATAATAGTCGTACATCTACTACTGTACCGCTAATACCGCCTTTACTTAGCTCATAAATACCAAGTACTTTATTTGCCCTGTTTAAAAACAAAACCTTCATTTCCTCTCTGATACTTATTTCAGACCAGTTATTACGAACCAAATCATAAACTTTTTGGCTAGATGTGATAATTGCCCTATCACTGTTTTTTATTTTAGGTGAATAACTAACTGTAATCTCTGAAATTTCATTTAAATCTTTCATGACTTTTTGAATTGGTTAAACGTCGTGCCTGGTCTGGGAATCGAACCCAGACCTGATACCGTGCAGGCTTTCATATTAAATTAAATAGATTTAATTTCCTTATCTGAATATCCAAATGCTTTCAAATTCTTAATGGCCTCTTCTTTTGTTTGACCCATTACTCCGCATATGGTAGAATTCATTTTCAAAGTCTTGAGCGCTATTTTTTCCGTATGCTCATTTATCACATTTTTTGCTTTCATAATATTAAATATTAATTAATTAAAAGTCGTGCCCTCCCGGGAATCGGACCCGGGGAGTACCATAAGGGCTAATCATGACCAGTTAGTTATGCTATCGCCGAACAACATTACAATTACGGCAATGGTTAATAGTAATCCGATGACCAGGATCTTTGCTAATCTTTGCGCTTTGGCTTCTGCCTTGCGCTCTACTGCCTTCCTGTCGGCAGCTGCTTCCAGGTTCACACGTAGTGAATTCAAATAATTTTGTTCCATGTTACTAAGTTATTAATTACTAATAATATGTAATAATTAAACATATTTGTGCTATGCCTGGGAGTCGAACCCAGGCAGATACCATACTGGCTATTGCGTACGTAATCCGTGCTGGTTACCGTATGCATGAACACCTTTAGGCCTCTGATATAGTGTTAAGCTATGTATTCTGCAAAACTCATCCAATACACTACTGTCACCTTTGTAACATGGGTCTAATATACCCTGTGATTGCTTGTAAACTAAACCATTAACTACCTTGTAATCAATGCCATTTAAGTTAAATTTGTCTTTCATTATAATTGTATTTAATTAAAAGTCGTGCCAGTAAAGGGATTCGAACCCTTCGCCCTTATTATTTCAGGCTGCCCGTTAACTGGCATTATTATTGTGTAAATGCATATTAGGACGTACTACTCATGCATAGCTTATACACTTTTGCTTTTATATACCGACGTCCCGGCGGCTGTTGACTAAAAATCAAGATAATAAGGTAATTCAGTGTTTCTGCCTTCTTTTCTCCACAATACCCAGGTAGCTGATTGTAAAATCAGTGGATTGACTTTAAGCTTTGCAGCTGTCCATCTATAGCATTCAACTAAGAACTTGTACTGTCCGGCAGTTAGCTGTAAATACTTCTCTTCACCCTTTGTGATTTTCCTGCCCAGGGCAATAGATATTGCGTGTCTATCCATTGTCAAAGATATTGCTTTGTTAGGATATAAGATATTTAGAAAGAATGCACTTGTCTTTTTGCCTTTCAGGATATCTAAAATTGCATCATCGCTGCCATCGCTTAATAAGATAGCCGCTGCTTTGCGAGCATTGGCTTTTAAGCATGCCATATGATCAACTATTATCCACACGTTCAATAACTTAGAGTCTTCAATCAATTCACGTGCCAATTTCTTATTCCGATTCCAATGTACCATCGGACTCAGGGCTGCAATTACACCGCACGCCCTGGCAACGTCTAAATGATATCCATCATTGCTAGGTGCTATATTAGCCAACCCGTGTGCAAAATCATTTGCAGCCTTATACCAGTCAAAACGGTCCGTCTCATTGGTTGCGTCCCATACTTTCAGGATATTGTTCTTTACCTGGGTACGGGTGTACTGTTTATTATAAAATTGTTGTTCCATTATTTACGTTTTAAAGTTATTTCTTTATAGTTACCAGCACCGCTTTGTTTTAATACGCGGACTGTAGCACCGCCGTAAGTCAAGGTGTAAACCACACCCTTAAATTTGAACTGTGATCCATTATGAAAGAAACGGGTAATTTCAAACAGATCTTGTACTTCCTGATTTGTAAACCGTGTTTGTTGTTCCATGTTACTAAGATATTAGAGGTTTATAATATGTAATAATTGTGAATCTTATTGCTCTCGATGCATAAGGCCTGTAAAGTAATTACACTCTACTACCTGATAAGATCCGATTTAACTGTTTACAGGCCTTATGCCGTTTCTCTTATTGTTCCCGGTCGCTCTGTGTTCCGGGGATCTCGTAGCTAACTCGTAGTTAACACCACCAGCTGCTTGTGCTGGTCTGTAGTGTATCTTTTCAATTGCGGCTGCCTGCCCTGCTCACATCCCGGCGACCCGGGCTGCGCTCTCATGTGTCCTGTTGATATGATTACCACTTACTAACCTACATCCCTATGGTACGCGTACCAAATTTGTCTACAGGTCCCCGGTGGGCTTTCACATCTCAGCATGTCAACGAACTGATTGCAATTACGTAATTAATAGTGAAAGGTTAAAATGCTATGTGTCAAGGCGTTAACAAATAGCTGATATCATATGTTATTGATACTGAGCGTGTTGTTGACCTTATTTAGAATCATTCAAAGGTTATAAAATAATTTAAAATTAGTTGATGTAACGGCCTGTATTGCCCATGCCCAGTGGGCTGCAGAGCATATGTTAAAAAACAAACTAAATGTTTAGGTGAGTGTAGCATAATGATACACTTACGCTCTACAGCCCAGTGAATAGGTTATCCGGGCCTATTTAGAATAATTCTATCTAATCGTAGTATAATTGTGATATTGTGTACCAGGTAACATATAATTCTGATTAAATAGTTATTAATATTAGGTTACAGTCTAATATTACTGGTGTATTAGGTTACAGCCTAATATTACTTGTAGTATGACATAATGGCAGGTCTGGGTATGGGCAGCATGACATAATGGCAGTAGTTTACCCTTATTCTATGACATAATGGCAGTGTATTTGCCCCTATTTTGTGACATCATGACATATTGTCATGTACGAAGACCTTCGTAGTACGTGTCATTAATGCTATGAATGCGTACTGCTGTACTGCCCATGGATAGGGGCTTGTGAGCGTAGCTCTGTGTACCCTATGAACAGGGGCCTGTAGAGCATGTGAACTATCCGCCGCGCAGGTTTATTTAATTAATTTTATTTAATTTAGATATTGGTATTTCTCCCCGCACAGGCAGGCTGTATTATACCTATCCTCCTCAGGCCCAGGCCACTACGCGTCTACTTAACATAATAATAGTTATAGGACTAATTGACCTAACAGGCTGTGAGTCAGTTAAGAACGTAATAGGGGACCCTACCCTATATAGCCAAGAATTCAACCGAGTTTCCTTCACAAAGAGGCCCCCCCTATACACCCCAAACAGTCCACTAAGCATGCTTTTATATATTATTGGGTCCCATACTCAACGTTTACCACTAAATCAGCTTTACTGGCAAACGTTGGGTCCCATCTCCATACATGTTCACGGCCCATGAACAAAGTTTATTATTGAACACAATAGGAATCCTATTTCTATTTGTATACATAAATGATGCAAAACAGAAACATAAAGTATAATATATAAAATACCAACCGGGGGTTCGCGTCTGTTAACTGGTCCAAGTATCTAATCCTCTAACGACGAAAAGTTTGCAAAAACGTGCAGAATGTCGCAAGTATAGTATATATTCGCGACAAACATGACAAAATGGCAGTGTTAATTCCAAAAAGCCTGACAAAATGGCAGTAGTTATTTATAATCATTCTATGCGGTACTTTCAAATATTATGTTTATCTTTGTACCGTTGTCTGTAGCTCAGAGGCAGAGCGTCGGGTTGTGATTCCGAAGGTCGAGATTTCGAAATTCTCCAGGCACCCTTAAAACAATAGAAATAATGAAATGGAATATGTAATTTTTAATCAAGACTGGTTGGACATACCAATCCAGGATTATCCTGTTAATAATATAGCGGGGTAGAGCAGTTGGTAGCTCGTTGGGCTCATATCCCAAAGGTCGTCATAAACGGTTCGAATCCTACCCCCGCTACAACATATGATAGGCATTGTAAGCTACGTGACCCGTCTTTCTCCCGGGGATCTGCATGCACCAGAGGACAACCGTTAAGACAACCACAGCCTATTGACGGGGGATCTTTGCCGGAGACTGGGCATGGGGGTTCGATTCCTCACTCCGGCACTATGTGGCCTTATCGTCTATCGCGTAGGACGTCAGGTTTTCATCCTGGAAAGTGTAGGTTCAAATCCTTCCTTCAGCGCAACACAATCCTTGGAGAAGTGTAACGGGAGTAGCTTAAACCATGGGCCAGAGCGTCGGCGGAAGAGCCGGAGGGGGAGGTTCAAATCCTCTCTCCCGTACTATGATAAATCAAATAATAGAAATTATCCTTCAGGCTTTTAATGAAGTAAGCCGAGAAGTGGCAATAAAGTTTATTATTGATTGGCATGAAGAAGATTATACAAAATATCCATATAAATTTTGGAGTAAGGTTTTTGATGAATGGAAATCTAAACAGGAATAGCAATGAAAACAGGAGATATTTGCCCTCACTGCGGAATACTTTTATTAAAAAAGATTAAAGGTAAAAAACCACATACTATTGATTATTTACAGTGTCCTTATTGTAATTCAATATTTGAATGTGCTATAGAAAATAATAAACCCAAATGAAAAACATTGTAATTATTGCCTGTTGCCGGTCAGGGCACAACTTTGTCCGACAAATGATCCAATCCTGGTCACCGGAGTTACTCATAATCAATTTTGAGGACGTACAGCCCCAGGACTACGCACAAGCTCAAAAAAGCATCATTATGGGAACCTGCCAAATTGACAGTGATTTCAGTAGTCACAAAATAAACTGGGCGAATAAAACATTTAATATAATCGTTTTCAGGGACTTACTGAACTGGTGGGCTTCTTATTTAAAATGGATACCTAAACCTCTATCGGACTATAAGCGGGACCTAGCCTTTAAAATCTGGACTTCTCAATTAGAAGAAGCATATACAGGTAAATATCTTAATTACAGCCTATTAGTGGGATACGAAATTTTTCATAGTTCCCGGTCATTTCGATTAATGGTATGCGATACCCTGAAAGGAGAATATAATGAAGATATGTTAGATATAGTAACCCCACAAGGAAAAGGATCTTCATTTGATGGCCTAATCAAGAAAGGATTTGAAATGGCTACGGATTTCCGATATAAACAGATAATGGAGTCTGATCTTCGTGGTGAGTACATTAGGGGCCTCCGAGAGAATCCGGATGCGATAGAGGCTTATAAACGATTTCTTCCTTTAACAGTTGACCAGGAAAACGTTTGCAACCGGGGCCTGTAGCTCAGTTGGTTAGAGCATCTGACTCATAATCAGACGGTCAGGGGTTCAAGTCCCTTCAGGCCCACATTGACCTCTGGTGTAACATTTGGTAACACGTTGGATTTTGAATCCAAAGAATCCAGGTTCGAACCCTGGGGGGTCAGCATACTGGTGTAGCTCAGTTGATTAGAGCATCTGCCTGATAAGTAGGAGGTCGGTGGTTCAAATCCGCCCATCAGTACAATTTAACTTTTCTATAATAATATTTAAAATGGTATCAACAAATTTACGGCGTAACAATTTTCCTCATATTCCAAGAATAGGGGAAAAGTTTAATTATGAAGGACAACGTTATACGGTAACGTCTATCCCTACTTTTTCCTCAATAGTAGGAGAAAATGTCAAACCAGCCTCTGGTGAATTTTCTTCAGTGAAGATCACCGCAAATCAAGCAGAATGGTTTTAACAATAGGAGAATTTTACGGAGAAAAAGATATTTGCGGGCCGTTAGAATCTAAGCGGACTAATTATGTCCAGAAGCAGACAAAAACTCAACAATCACTGAAAACAATTGATAAAATCCAAAACGAACACGACAAGCTGGAGAATGTCGCTAAAAGCATAGAAAAAGAAGCGGCTAATTTAGACGACAAACTTAAAGAGGCTAAAATCGGGCGCGATATAGTCTACGCTCGTATAGACACCATTAAGTAGATATTAAAAAAGGACAAAAAATGAACAAATTCTATCATAACAACATACGTTATAAAGTTATCGGTGGACTACTTTATACTCAACCTGGCGGTGACACAGCTCCAATATTCCCAGTTTATAATTCTCAAGACCTGGCACTCATACGGAGAGCTGAATCATACGGTGCTAAATTTCATAATCAATGACACCTGGGGTACCCATCCCATAAAACGTCAACGATCTCCCTACGAGTAATGATATAGTGCCACTCGTAGGGAGATCGTTCGTTAGGGGCGCTTAAAACCGATTTTAATTCGAATTCTTCTATAAAATTTGCAGAAAGTGTCGTTTTTCGGTATTTTCTGTAAATTTTTTATATTCATTAAATATTCATTAAATATTCATTTAGTGATACTTTAATGAATATATTACTTCTCTAGTGGCGATAAACCCCATTTTCTTAGGTCTAACGTTACAGGATTAGTAAAATTACTGCAATAATGGTAATTTTACTATCCATATTGAAATTTAATTAACGATTTATGGGTTCATATCCTAGAACCTTGGCTACCGCCTCTTCAATATGAGTACGAAATTGTTCGATACGCTTAAAGAAACGTTGTACTTTATATATCGGAATCTTTGCTTTAGTATACCAATCATCTAGCGTATCCACTACATGACAATACACGGCGTCTGGAGATAGTCCGCCAATTTGTACCTTTGAATTAATATAAGATGAATTCTTTAATTCATAATATAATTTAGTAGGGGTAATAGGATATTCCAGATTACTATTATGGAAGTTATATTTTGTATTATCAAAATATTGATTATCCCTAATTCCATATAATACCCAATTAAATTCACTGGTTATATATCCTCCACTATATCCATACCACCCATCCGTGTAGCCGCCTGGATAGGATGAATAAGAAGCTTCATTCCAATTGGAGGAAGTTAGAATAGTTGTACGGAACCCAGAAAATTTATTTTGACCTACTGCCATTGATCCAGAATGACAAGTCATCCAATATATTTCACGCTGCTTAAAATCATCAATCTGATTTATGGCTTTATAAATATCTTCTTTCTCTTGATAAGACTGGTTGGTTCCCCCAATATATGCTCTATATGAATTATATTCATCCCCCCTGGAACCGTAGGGTATTCCACCATGGCCTACGACCCACTGAATAGTTATTTTATCATGTTTTGTCACATAAAAATCAATATCTTTTAATCCGCTTTTTATGGTTTCCCAGCTATTATCATAATCAATAATAGTTTTTATTCCGGGAAAATAGGTTTTGATATTATAATGATTATATTGGCTATCGAAATCATGGCCAGGTCCTTGACCATAAAAAACAAATATATTTTTATGGGTATATCCCTGATCTATATAACTTTTATAAGTCATCAATAAATCATACCAATATTCTGAATGAATCATCTCATTATCATATCGTGTTTCACCCCCGGATATTAATACTGCGTATTTTTCACGGGGCTGACTAAAATGTTGGTATAACCAATACGATGTACCTCCAGCCAAACTTATCGATAAACAAAATATTAAAATTAATACTATCTTTCTAATTCGGAGCCAGCCCCGAACAAAAAAACGTAAAGACTTCTGCAGGGCATTTACAAGATACGCCCATAGCTTTTTTAATCGAATTGTTTTTATGCGCTTTAATATTGTTTTCATGTCACTTAATATAATAAAAAATTAAAAAATTGGAGTGTACAAGATACATCTTTTTTGCTAGTATGTCAAATTAAAATTCAGTGCATAAAATAAAAACCCCCTCCCCGGCATGTAGCCCAAGGAGAGGAAAAAACATAGCATATGAAATAACTCTTTGTTATGCTTTTGCTGCAACGTCTTTTGCGAAAATGGCAATGATACCCGCTACGATCTCAACCACACTTTCCACACCCGCGCCCAGGTTAGTGACCAGCCCTTGAAGCTGACCTGCTTCGTCCAAACTTACTCTTCCGGGGAAGATATAAGGAAATAGACCCACAACGATTAACAATAAACCAACCACCGTAGTGATGGGATTTTTCTTAAAATTCAAACTGAATTTCATAGTACAATAGATTTATAAAAGGATTTAATAATTCAATACAAAGATAATCATTTTATTTCTTAATACAATCATCCGCCTCAAATAAAATATCAACAATACACCTATCATCGTGTACATCAATACGATTTATTTGTGCAAACGGGGGTAACATGCCCTGGCTAATTAAAGCTCGTTCCATATCTGAAATTGTGTAAGTTTTAGTGTGCTTGTTCATGATTAATGATTTTAAAGGTCTAATTTTAATTGTCCATCAAATGGTTGTCTAAGTAAATGGCATTCCAATTTCCCCTCTGGGGAGTTTATAGATGCCTGGCTCAACGGTTCGGACGTCTGAGCTGCGGCGGCAAAACAGTCTTTCAGAAAGTCAACCCAACTGGGTACTTCTGATAACTTATGTGATTCGATTGTGATTACCCAATAGTTCATATTTATAAGCTAAAGAATGCGGTACCCGCTAAAAACATCCAGACCAGTTTGGCGATCATGAAGTTCAATCCTGCAGGAAGGCCGAATTGATTAAACACCTTAAAAAATATCCGGTCAAATTTACCCTGGCCTAGATAGAAAGGATCTCCTGTAAGTCCCAAACTGATCCAATAGTCATGCAAGATCCACCAGAAAAATGCTGCAATGGTATATAATACGCCCATATGCCACCAAGGCAATGGGAATGAATATTTCCAGGTAATCAAACCAAATATGACTGCAAATTCAACCAGGTTCCATAACCACTTGGGTCGAAGCCAGGCTTTTTTACCGGATTTAATAAGTTTAAGATCCAAGGCTACTCCTACGGCAGCTGTGAAAGTGGTCGCAAATAGCGTCCACATAAGTAATTTAGCAAGTTCGTACCAATCCATATTGTTGTATTTATTAATATTCGTTATTAATTGGTTGTAAAACTGTGAAACCAAGATCTCGCCAGGTTTGAACTATTGAATTTTTATCTTCAATGATAAAAGCTGTATTCTTCGTCGTAATACCAGCTTCCTTAAGGAGTTCCGGCTTCACGATACTATCTGATCGATGGTCCTTTATAGACTTTCTCATAAGCAGCGGAGCCTTCCATAAACCAATATATTCATCAATCCAAGCCCGGGTTTTTTCTCTAAATGTCTCATTTCGGCTGGTGCAAAATACAATATGGTACTTATTAGCTATTGCGAGTATTAAATCAATGACCACCCAAAGTGGTTTATCCAATTGACAGTCTTTGAATAATTCTGACCATGGCATCTCCTTAATAGGAGTAACCTCCAGAAGCTGGAGAATCTTAGCTTGGCGAGTAGCGCTGTGAGCTACAGTACCATCGATATCTACTATTACATATTTCATATTTGTTGTTTTAAAGATCTGAATACTCTAATTCCGGAAATTTTGACGCCGGTACCGGGCCGGTAAAGTAAAGTCTATAAGTTGTATACCCAAGTTTCTCAAGATCCTCCTCAGTTACTGTAATTATATCATATTTATTATGATACCACCCTCCCATGTGTGATCCATTAGGAGATGATATCATTACAAGATTATGTGTATTCCACACTGAATCAGATATATACGGTCTGAATGAAGCCTGGGCCAGATCCAGTAGTTCAAATGCATCTATGTTAGATAGAAATGTACTATCAACTGTGATTACTGGGGGAATAGTATCTTGAAAGAATACATCGAATGATACAGTATCCCGGTTATCTGATATATCCGTTGCAATGATATGGACCTCTACATAAGGATTATCGGTGTCTAATACAGTACCGGCAATTGGAGTTTGAGTAATTATTGGTCCAGGACAATTATCTCTTACACGAAAGAAGGGAAGATAGTTCGGAAGGGCAGTTTCACAGCTATCCGTTGCATATACCGTTTGTGGCGGAACTCGCTGAGGCATAAGACAATTGCAGCTCACTAAAGTAGCAACCATCAAAATAAATAATAGTTTTTTCATCGTGTTAAGATTTGATCTTCTGGATGAACCTCATTCCAGATGGTTATTAATATATCTCCTTCAAGGCAATTGTATTGAGCCTCTTTATTGGTAAGGAACCTTATGGTTCTCCGACAAGCTTCATTAAGAAGAACACCCCAACGAGATCCGGTCGTCTCAAGATACATGAGGACCTGGTCTTTTGTAACCGTCATATCACCACACAGAAGACGTACAAGATAATTATGCTCACCAGCCATCTTCAAAATAATCTTACTCAACCAACGCTTACCAGGTGAATCCGGATTGATGTAATTTTGCCAAGCTACAGTCTCAACTGAATAATATGGGTACATTTTTTCCCGAAGTTTGGCTTGTTTCTCTGTGACATCATAATTGATTCTGGACATTACAAAGTCTATTTGATTGAGTTCCGGAAGAGTGAAATTACCTCTTTTCAGTAACCAGGCATTCCATGCTTTGGCTAAGCCCATGATTGGAATTTCCAAGATATACCAGATAGTTCTCCATCGTTTGTTGAGGATACCCTTCATCCAGGCCCACATATCAATAGTAAATGTATGTCTCTCTGAGATCCGCCAGGTTGAATATTTGATCATATCCTGAAGACGGAGGAGAGCCTCATGTCGGCAATCTTCGACGCCGAAGTAAGCTAATAAAAGTAAACCAGTTACATGATCCCTGGACATATCACCAGTGCCCCATTCTACGTGCGGGTGCCGGCGATACTGCATATGATATCTATGATCATTAGGACTTTCGAATTCTTTACGCATTAATTGCGTCATGGGTAATTCATAAAGATGATAATCCCCCCAGGATTTATAGGCCCTGGCCATCCGGAATCCTACATCTCTCCAGGAATCGGAAACTCCATTAATTACAGCCATATAATGTGCATCAAAGACAACATACGTATCCTTGGCTGATGGGTTAAATGTTGAGTATGTAGTCATTATTTTTTCTGTTTTAAGAGTTTTCCGACCTTCACGTATATGGAGTTATCAACGCTACATTGATGTCCATAATACTGTGTAATAAACTCAGAGTCTCTACATCTACCATCAAAAAAGCATCCAAGGCATTTTTTACCGGGCTCTTCTTGGGCCGGCCTAATTTGAAGAACCGTGTTTTTGTAAATTATAAATTTTCCTATTTTCATTATTATAGTCCTATAGTTGAGCAGGTATTTACTATGAAGATGAATAGCAACATTGCTATTACAAACATTCCCAGTTGTACAATCCATTTTCTTTTCATGACACTGTTTTTATTGAGAGGTGAAAGTTTCTACAAAGTTAGATACTTATTTTGAGAAAAACAAACTTACTTTTCTTCAATTTTAATGAAATGTTCACAGGTTTCATCTTTACCTGGGGTTTTCAAAAAATATGGTTGATAAATAAATTTCATTATGGGCGCATAATGGGCACATTTCAATTTGGCACTACATCCATGCCCTGGACAATATACTGTGTCTTTATTCATAAGGCGGTAATTGTTTAGGACGCTCGGATACAACGAAATGAATATCACTATGTCTTGTTCCATCAAGGGAATAATGCCCCTTGACTAGAAATGATAGCCCACCTGGGGGCCTGCGTAGATCGCTACTCCCGCAAGTGTGGCCCAGTTTCATGCGCTTCAAACGTTGTTCTTCTGTTAGATATTCCATCCAATCGTTTTTACTTATTTACTTTAGGGGCCGGTTTCTTAGCTTTAGATTTAGCTTTAGGCTTAATCTCTTCAATCGAATTAGATACATTTGGATCTAACGCTGATGGAGGATTTCCGCCAAATCTGGTTTCAGCTGCATCAGTGACTGTGTACCCGGCAGGGTTCTGATCTGTAGTTACTGGCTCATAAATCTTGTCAACTCCATTGATAAGATTATCCGGCTCTGCATTTTCCTTTTTCAGATCCTCATCATCCTCCACAACGCGGAGTTTGGTATCTTCAGAATCAATAGCTACTGGATCTCCCATTACTTCAGGCATGTAGAACATACCCAGACCCCCAACAAAAATGCTGGCAATGCCCATAAATAGATGATCCTTGAACTGTTCTTCAAAAGGAAGTTCGGCATAAGGAATCAAATTGGGATGAGTTTTTCTGTGCTGGCTATAAACCTTATCCTTGGTCCAGCCGGCGGCCTTCCTAGCCTCACACCAAGCTTGATGAGATGTTTCCGGGGTCTTGGGCTCTTTGATCATACTGATGACAGCCTTGATGAGTCCCTGGCGCTCCTCCTCACGAATTTCTTCCCACGATAGATTCTGAATCTTACCGCCGATTGCGTCATTATATGCTCTATTGGCGCTGTGTATCACCTTAGCAATTAAACCGCAGCGAGCCTCAAAGGAGAGGTCTTGTAATTTCTTTGTTTCCATCTTAAATAGTTTTATAAAAAATTTGTACTTTTAATCACGGCCTTTTCCAACTGTCTCACTACCCTTATGTTTGGCATTCCAAATTTTAGCGGCTTTCTCTTCTGCTTCCTTGCGACTGTATCCGAATCGGATAAATTTGTTCCGTATTTTAATGTAACCTGCCGGCATGACTTTAATGTATTATTGAAATATTTAAGTAAACTAGTATTTTATAACTTGATTCCGTAGGCGTATAATATATCCTCTTTAGACATCAATCTATTAACAAGAAGCCCATTCTCACCGGCCCTATCAATAATTACATGATAGGCTTTTTTCTGTAGAGAGGGTATGATCATCATCTGCCAATCGGCAATTCGGAATGCCCGGATTGTCCTGACACTCTCCATTTTTACCCATGGGATTATGTTTGTACTTATCATATCAATTTGCTGTTTACCCATATTTCTTCCTTGATTCCGGTAATGGTTTTGATTTCATAATAAATGTACGTATTATAATACTCCGTAACAATTTTTTGGATTGTCAATGGTATATCTTCATATTCAACGTTAATCAAAATAAATTGTTTAATATGTTTACCTATAGATTTTGCTTTATTATAAAATAAATGTACTGTTATTCGGTTTCTGTTTGATAGTTGCATAAGTTTTAAATTTAAAAAAAGCTAGAGAATTACTCTTTGGGTTTTTCTGACTGATCCGTTTCGCCATCTTCCGGTATTTTGGGTACCTGGATTTCCGGGAGTTTAAATTCTCTAGCCTTTGGCATCCCTTCTTGCTCTATACGATCATATTCACTATTAAGCCATGCCAGTGATTGTACAAGGGATACATAAATTTGATTCATGATCGCATTTACGATCATTTGAACATAATTAAATTTTTCAGGATTATTTATAAATTCACCAAAATCTTCGGTAAGCAGATCTAATTCAGTGACCAGATTAAATACTTTATCTTTGTAAGAGGTTTTTTCCCAACCTTTTTCTCTAACATATTTGAGTTTGGTAAAACTAAATTTTCCATCACGACCACCCATTAAATCAACAAGTTTATCAAATAATTGATTAACGGAAAGAATATGATTAAGACAATCAGAAAGGGCAAGTGTATGTTTGGTATTGATAAGGTATTTAACCTCATTGTCAAGTTCGGTAAGCATTTGAGTGAAAGACCGGGAATTTTCATGAAGTGTTTGTTGTTCAATGGGAGAAAGCTTTTTGTACTTCTCCTCATCCTGCATAATTTCTCTCCATTCTGTCCAATGAATCAGACCTTTATTTCCGAGTTTATTATACTCTTCTACAGTTTTTTCATTAATGTTCAGATTATCCAAAAAGGATGTAATGGTTCGTGATCTACCTTGTAACTGTAAAATTTGTTTTTTCATTTGTTATATTTTAGCGAGAGTTAATTTTTTTGTGTGTTTCGATTTTCCATGTAACATCCTCCATACACCGCCATAATTTAAATCATAAAGCTCAATAGCTTCACTTATAGAATCATGGGTAGATTTAAACTCGCCAGTTTTATAATCGTATACATTAATAGGAATAAGTTTTCGGCCCGAATTCGGTGACCATTTTCTTAAGCCTATATCATAAGCATGTTGATTATTCTCAGCTGGCGTCACCCACTCTAAATTAGATACCGTATTGTTGAGTTTATTTCCGTCTTTGTGGTTAATAAATGATTTGTTATCAGGATTAGGGAGAAAAGCCTGAGCAACTAATCTATGAATAGTTATAGTATACTGCCTTCCATTTCGCCATAAATTTACCTTAAAATATCCGCGCCCGTTGTCACCGGGCTTCAGGTATTTGTTGCTTTTTAGGCTAAATACTTTACCTGAACAATCTATTAAATAATTTTCAAATCCAGTTATTGGTTTCAAATCTTTTATCACGTTTTAGAAACTTACCTGAAACCCCCGAAGGGGCTCAGGCTCCTAGCTAAGCTGCTTCCTGGAAGCGGCCTTGAGGAATTAGTTGTATAACCTTTGTGCCGGTTAATTAGCTTCGTCCTCTCCTGATACCCTACTCTCATGCTGTCAAAACATTCATCCCCATATCTTACAATCTTGTAACTTACTCCCCTGTACCAGGGGGGGAAAATACGAATCTTCCGGCGGTATATCTTCATGCTCCTCAGCATAGACATTTTTGCACGGCGTCGTATTATCCCCCAAGGCCAGAGCCGAATAAACGCCCGGGTGTGTGATCTTATCCTCACCCCTTTTGGCTACCGGTTGGACTTTTTGTGGAGATGCGGGGCAACGAACCCCGGTCCAAACATGTTTCGAAATATCGATCTCAAAGAACTTCTGTAAAGCTACAATAAAATATTGGATATTGCAATACCCAATACTTATTTAGAATGATTTTAAATTACGCTGCTTCACCAATAAACGATGTGTATTTGATCTGCTGGTACCGTATTTTTTGGCTATGTCTTTCCAATGCATCCCATTTTCTTTATCTAGTAGCATAGCTGCTGCATCTGGTTGATTTGGCCATCTGGTATGGGATGCATTTGTAGCAACCTGTAACCTAGCCTCTTTAGGAATATCCCTCATGTTGTCTAGGTGTGTACCTATACCCATGTTATTCCATGAGTTATCAGTTCTATCCCCATTAAGATGACGTACAGCTATCTCAGGTTTAAATATCTTTAATCCAAATTTATGATATCCCTGAAATCGATGAAAGGGAACACTGATCTGTTTGTTTGGACTAATGACTACACTAAAGTGCTTATAACCTTTATGAAAACAGGGCTTTATTGGACTACCATGACGGAATACATTTCCTTCTTTATCAATAGAAAATCCCTTCTCCGCCGCCATCTTTATAGCTTTATTAACGTTACTCATAACTGTCTGATTATAAATACATTGGGAGGTGAATTGGGATTCTACCATTATCTAAAATAACGGCACATTCAATTACTGGTTTCTTTTGAGATTTTTTACCATATGCTGCAGCGTAAACTTTGTAATCCATACCACATCCACATTGCATAGCATATAATCTATCCTTTTCTGAAACAGACCATCGAGTATAAGAACTGGTATGAAAATGTCCTTGTACCACTGATATTCTCCAATGAAGCATTCTATTGAAAGCTCCATTAGTTGCACCACCTGGTCCATCACCATGGATATAACGTACATCAAAATGATCAAAATAATCATCCCATATCCATCCAGGAGTTTCAATAACATCAGAATAATTTTTAATCCATTTTTCAGATATGCCAGCATCAAATGCTTGACGTCTTATCCGGGCGTCGTGATTTCCAATGCAAACTTCTGCTTCAGGAAAAGACGAATACCAAGGTTGAAGAATTTCTATAGCCAAATCTATTTCATCTTTTGCTGATAGTCCATCTGGATCTGTTTTCCAAAATGAACTAAAATGATTATCTAGGATATCTCCTAAAAATGATACTTTAGTACATTGATATTCATGATAAGCCTGAACGCAGTGTTCAAGAAATCCTTTTTTAACAAATGGACTATGAAGATCTGGGATAATCAAACGATTTTCTCCCTGGATCTTATTAGATTGGGTAGTTTGATTATAATTATTTTCTACCATAAAAAAATAGTATCTAGCTACACGATCTGGAATTTCAAAATGATGACTTAATGATTCTGCATATAATTTGATACCTTGTTCAGCAGAAATTTTATAGAGTTGATACATCTTATGATACAACTCTAAATTGAATTGTGCTTTATTCATATTTTGGATTTGTAGGCAAAGGTATTATTAATTTATGACATGTGCAACTAAATGGATAGAAATCGTACATTCTCTATAACCGGCCTCGCGCGCGCGTATGTATGCCTATGCGGAATACTGTTTGAATCCAGTAGGATAGAATAGATATAGCTCAGAAAGATCAAAAGAAGACGACGGATTTGCTAACGCTCCTCCGTCTTCTTTTGATCACGAGCGGTTAGGATTTGCCTTATGGGGTGGTATGACCATTACCGGGGATGTTCAGTTGAGTTTCAGTTTTGTCCGACAGTGTCCGACGAGTAAACATGAGGGTTACAGGATGCTTGTCCGACGCTTGTCCGACGCTTGTCCGACGGGTTTGGTAGTCTTGATTATTGTTCGTACCTTTGTTCCATGGAAACGACAGAGAAGATATCTTTACGGATGTCCAAAACGACACTTGCTCGACTAAAATTTTATCAAACGAGCGGTGATACTAGGACTGATGTAATAGAGCAATATGTTAATTATGGTATGGATTGCGCTGATCAGGCCAGACAGGCCATGTCAAATACGCCTATACCTGACCATGTTGCCCTTGTAGATCCACCGTCTGTAGATAATAGGTCTGATGATAGAGCCGCTGATGAAATGAGGGCAAACTATGAAAATGCTGCAAAGGTGAGGGATGAGGCAAAAAAGGCAGACGAGAAGGTTAAGCATGATGAGGCGTTCAGTACCGTGGGTCCTACAGATCTCATGGAGAAGTATGGTGATCGAATACGTAAAGAATATAATATAAGTAAATAGGATGGGTAGACCACGGATTGATATGACAGGAAAAAGGTTCGGTGAGCTTACAGTGATAGAGTTTTCTCACATGCATAAGGACGCATATTGGAAATGTTTATGTGATTGTGGTAATGAGAAAGTTATACCCGGATATAATTTAAGAAACGGGCACACTAAAAGTTGCGGACACCTCAAAGGTAAGAATAGGCTTGAATTAAAGGGTCGAAAGTTTAATAGGCTTACAGTGATAGAGTTTTCTCACATGCATAAAAATAAATCATTCTGGAAATGTTTATGTGATTGTGGTAATGAGAAAGTTATAAATGGTTCAGCTTTAGTTGCTGAATTAACTACAAGTTGTGGCTGTTTGCAAAAAGACCAGCAATCGCTTCCTGAAGGAATAGCTGCTCGTAACCGTGTTATGCTTTGGCACAAAAACAGTGCAAAAAAGAGAAATTTAGAACAGGCGTTAACCGACGAGCAAATCCTAATATTACATAAGGGAAATTGTCATTATTGTGGGTCACCGCCATCAAATATATGTCACCCGTCAGGGGCTAATGGATCATACATCTATAATGGAATTGATCGTAAAGATAATAGTGAAGGATATACAATCAATAATTCGGTATCGTGCTGTTTTGTGTGTAACGCGGCAAAAGGCACACTCGGATATGATAAATACTTAAAACATATAAAAGCAACATATTTACATTTAATAAAAATTAAATAACAGATGGCGCAAGTAGGAATGGAAATTGATCCACTCGATTATCTGGATAAGATAGTTGATTATTGTGCGGGGAACGTTCCCGCAGATGAGGTGGGAGCCAATGAATTCTCCACCCTCCCGGAAGCGCTATCCAAATTAGATAATTCGCCAGGTGACCGCAATGCAGTGCAAGCTGCTGTCCAATACGTAGGCAAATTAAAATCTAAGGTCGTCTTCTTGGAAGCCCAGCTGTTGATACTGCAGAGGCTGCAAGAACGCGGTATAATCAGGTAAACGTTGGCTATTACGGGCACGGAGGCGTCGAGAAATCGCTATCTTGCATACCTTCATAAGCAATATCAGAAAGGTATTCTTAATCGACAGCAAGTAGAACTGTTGAGAAGGGAGGGGTATATCAAAGATGGTCCTGAAATTATAAAGCTATCTCCCGGTCAGCAGATCCTACAAAAGAAGATGAAGCGCTGGGAAAATAACCCATTTGCACATTCCGGTACATTCTCCAGGTTTAAAGATAATCTTACAAAGGAAGACTGGCTTCCTGAAAGTAACCTTTATCATAGTGATGAATTTATAAATTGGATCAATTCTATTGTATATGGTCCATTTCCTCAAGCAATCAAATATCCTTTATTCGAGCGGTACAAGGCCCAGGCATTTCGATGGCTGGAGGAGAAAGATAATATTACCAATTACAAAGATCCGGACGCTAAACGGGAATATGCAAACCAAGAGCGGGACCGGATAAAAGAAAGTACTTTATATTTTGCAAATAAGTATGGAGAATTGAAGGAGGGTGATGCTGCAACCGGTACCATGCGTTACTTTGCGAAGGAGCACCATGCCGTAATTTTCTATTTGTTCGATTGCCGCTATAATATAATTGGTGGTAAAGGACGACAGATTGGATTTACTTCTGCCATGGGTATTGTTGCACTCAAGATGATGCTCATTCACAATAACTATTATATAAAATTTATTGCTGAGGATAAAGATACAGTTGAGGAGATCTTTACTGATAAATTGAAATATCCGTTTGGGGCCCTTCCCCGATGGCTGCAGCCACCAGTGAAGTCCGATAGTGGCCAGAGATTCTGGTTATCAGATAAACCCGGTAAAGGAAAGAAAGGATATCCTAATAGTAGATGTGACGTCGTAGCGCCTAAGAAAACGGCAATCAACGGGGGATCTCCTCAGCTGGCCCTCATTGACGAGATTGGGAACATTGGTATCCTGGGTCCAATGCTGAACGAAGCAAGGCCTACCATGTTTTGGAATGATCCGGTAACTGGTAAATTTGTATTACGTCGTCAGATCTGGATGTGGGGAACCGGCGGTGAAATGGATAAAGGTAAAGGAGCTTATGAAAAAGAATGGTATCGTATTCTAGGTCTGTGGGAAGCCAAGCAGTTTGAAAGCGGTTTTGTACCATTATTCTTTAGCTGGCATGCTAGACTGAGTAAAGAAGATTACCTGAAAGAACGGGCTTGGTATTACGGCGCCCGAGCGACAGAAAGAGATATTGATTTGGAAACTTCCAAGATCCAGTTCCATCAGCATTACCCATCTACTTTCAAGGATATGTTTCTGAGTAATTCTAGTACGTTGGTATCCCGGGAGATTATAGAAGGTGGTCTTGAGCGGTGCAGGGCGCTCGGTTCCCGAGCACGTCCAACACTTGGATACTTCGAACCAATCTACGATTATGATGATCCCATGCCGCCTGAGAGCGACGTTCCATATCGTATCATAGATGCCAAGTTTACTGCTTTGGATGATGATGATCCGGATAGGAAGGGAACAGTTTGGATATTCCAACACCCGGAACAGCATTGGGTAAATCGATACTGGCAGGGAACTGACCCTATTGCTACGGAGTCTGGGCATTCAAAACAAGCCAGTGCTATATGGGATGATCATCTCAAGACTTGTTCAGCCCTGTTAAATTACCGGAAATCTCATGAACATAAGCAAGTGTTTTTGCAGACAGTGTTGCTGGGATTATATTATGATGTAGAGAATCAAGTAAAAAGAGGTGTACCAGAATTAGTAGAAGCGAACATTGGAACTAACTATATTGATTATAAAGAGCTAAAAGGGTTCCTTGGATCTCTCATTTTTAATACTCAATTGCCGGCTAAAGTTCAGGGGGGTGCAAGAGATATAGGCTTGGATAAGAAGGGATTACGATCCGATGCAGTCATAGAATATATGACTGAAGTATTCCGAACTTACCATAACAATATTTATATTTCGGTGTTCTTCGATCAATTAAGTACCTTTGCATACGAGATTAAACCAACTGGGAAAGAAAGTTGGGGGCCGATAAATAAGTTGATGCACTATGATGATGCTTTGGATGCTATCACATATGCCTACATTGCTCGTATGGCATGTTCTCATAAGAAGACTTTCAGACAGAACAGTCAGATTAGCAAAACTAGAATAAGATATAAAACGGTACGCGATGCCAATTGGAATTTGTCTCGTATAGCAGTGAAGGAAAACTATAATAATTTAACCTATGAGGAAGATATTCGATCCGTACAAGGTCAGGCCCGCAGATTATCGCAGTCGCTACCCGGAACTGAAACGAATTAAGGAATTTGAACTTTTAACGGCAATTCAGTTGATTACCATTTGGTGGTATGCAAATCCTACTTCTGAGATCCTTTCTATTGAGGATAACAAATCTAGGATTATAGAGGCGCTTAAACGAGCAAACTATACGCCGGATAGAACTTTGAAGGCTGAGTTGCTGAAGCTTAATTTTGATGAGAAATGGGCTTTAGCTATAGATCGTATGTCTGTGGTTGAGCCAGGTATCCGTGAGAAGGCCAGATCAATGATTGAGAAACTTATCTATAATTACGAAAATCTGTGCGATCTTGAGAAGTATAAGGATAAGGATGATGTCAATGATATAAAGAAATTTGTTGATGCTACTACTAAGATAGCCCAAGAGTTACCGGGCTTGATTACAAAGATGGAAGAGGGATTCGGAGTATCCAATAGGGGTGAGGAAGAAGATGAAAATAGCACAGGATTCGATAGAGAGTATTATCAAAACGCAAGTGAAAAGTAAACGATATAATAATATATAAGCCATGCTTCAATTAATTCAAACAAAACAAAATAAGCCAAACCGGATTGAAATCCGAGAAGATCTGAAAGATGAGAAATACCATGTTGAGTATGCTCGTTGGGTAATCGGTGAAGGGTTGCGTCAAAAGCAGATCGAACACATAGCTAAGTATCAAACTAACATGAATTTCTACAAGAATAAGCAGTGGATCATGAAAGAGGATACTGAGGCATTTTTTAAAGACGAATCTGGACAGGATCGCAATCGTATTAAAGTAACCCGTAATTTCATCCAGCCCATGATAGAACAATATCGTGGAAACGCAGAACGGATGACATTTGATGTAAAGGTCCAAGCCATATCGCCCATGGCAAAAAGTCGTCGGGATAAGTCTCTGGCCCGGTTACAAGCGTATGGTTACGCGGCTGAATTATTCCCGGAATTCGGGAAGGAAATGGAGAAGAAGGGGTATCTAACTGGTAAGGATGAGGATGATATTGCCATGCGATTCGAGAATAATTATGTGGATAGCTTTGTGGTTGCGATGAATAGGTTACTAAGATATGTAGCCAAGACTTCTAGATTAGACCGGTTTAAGAAACAACTTGCTGTTGATATCGCTACTGGTGGTATAGGCATTGTTCATCCATACCCGCTTAATGGAGAATGGCAATTCAAAAGAATTCCGGTAGATAGGTTTGGTTGGGACAGAGGAGCAATAGAAGAAGATCTTTCCGATTCTGAATATTTTTTTGAGTTTGATTATTCCCTGGCTACCGATATTTATGAGCGTCATCAAGCATTATCTTTACCCCAGAAGAAGGCTATTGAGGATTATGTATCCCAGACTATAGGTACACAGGCAAATGGACAATCTTTTGATATTCGTCACAGGGTACCAACATATAATGCAACTTGGAGAGATACGGTTGTGGATACATTTGGGTATGTTACGGATCAATTTGGGCAAAGAATATTGGAAAGACTTAATTATGTATATGAGGGAGAAGAGGATATAAGGTATACGAGAATGGATGTGATTCCTCTTCAGGATCTAACATCATACCAAAAGAAAGTATTGCGCGGGAGATCTACCAGGAATCTGCAGGTTGACTTGTGGAGATTCTGTCGATTTATTCCATATGAGATTCTTTCCGCTTCAAAATATAATCCATCCAAGGCTGTTGAGAGTGTTGTTTTGGATTTCGGTATTATCCCTTATCAAGAACCTGATCTTTATATGCCAACCAATATGAAACCCCCGTACAAGTGTGGTACATGGGCGTATATGGATGGGGAGACCATGGCTCCAATTGATGTGGTTATCAATCCACAAAGAATGATTAACCGGTTTATGTCGGTTATGGAGAATCAGATTAATAATGCTGGCGGAGCTGGAGTTGTGTTTGATATGGATTTATTTGATGAAGGAACTGAAGACGAAGTTGCTGGAAAAATGAAGAGATCTGAGCCAATAGGTATTCGTGGAAGAGCCCGCGGTGTTAATAATGCTGTAGGGCGTTATGATGCCGGAGTTAAAGAAACTACCCTGGTTTTCTCAGAATTGATTGAAAACTTCCGTCTTGGTATTGAACAGATTAGTGGGGTGAATGAGGGATTGAAGGGGCAGCAGAATCCGGATCAATTGGTCGGGGTTATGCAATTGGCCATCCAGAGAGGGTCTATTATGCAGGAACCATTTTACGCGGCCATTAATTCGGTATTCAATGGATGCTATCAGAATATAGCTACATCCGGAAAGAGATATTATATAGATATGGATACTGAACTTGTTGATGCAGTAGGTGAAGAATCTGCAGAAGTCTTAAAAATTTCTAAAGATATGAGACATGAGCAGTTCCGAACTAGTCTTGTTCGTACCATTGATCCAGATAGTGAGCGTGTATATGTAGATCAAAGAACGATATCATGGTTACAATATGGTTTGATTGATGGAGAGACTGCTGCAACTCTTACAGGCAGGGCTACTGATGAAGAAGCCTTAGCGGTGCTCAGATCATTTCACCGCAGACTTGCTGAACTTAAACGTAAGCAGTCACAAGTTGGAGAAGATCAGGCTCAGGCACAGGCTCAGGCACAGGAAGAAACTGGTCAAGTTTTATACGGAGAGAAATTACGAGATGAGGCTAGAGAAGATTCGCAGAAAGATAAGGATCGGGCTACGAAAATTATTTCCTCTGCAATTAAACCTGGAGCCGGCACTAAATAATTTTTTGGTAAGTATTAAAACTATATGTACATTTGCTTAGAATGATTCTAAATAAGAACAACGTGATAAAATTAAATTAAGATGGCAGACGGAAAAGCACCCGCAGATGGCGCACAGGCAGCTAATGCGGCAGGTGGTGTCTTGAGTGCGGACGCACTAGCGGAGATTACCAAAGGAAAAGGAACAGGAGCAGGCGCAGCAGCGCCAGGGGCGCCGGCACAAATAGCTGGTCAAGAACCTAAGAAAATAGTACCTAAAGGAGGAGACGCAGCAGCAGCAGCAGCGGCCGCCGCAGGGGCAGTTACGAAACCTGTAACACAAGTGGCAGAGCCGGTAACGGTGAAAACTGCTTTTGGAACGAAGACATTTGGAGCAGTAGAGGATGAGGACGGAAACATTACCTTGGCCTCATTCGAAGATGTTCAGGCATTTGCGAAGGCAAATAACCTGGATCTCAAAGAAGTAAATGATCTGCAAGCACTTATCAAAGAACACGGTAAGTTCAAAGCAGAGGCCGCACAACTTGGCGGACTCCAGACACAAGTTGAAACATATGAACGTACATTGAAATCATTGCCAACTGACGTATCGTTAATCATGAATGCGGCGTTGAAAAATCAGGATTATGCACAATTAATCCAGAACATTGCTCAACGCGGCACGTTGGATTTCTCTAAACCGTTTGGTACTTATATCGATTATGATTTAATCAACCATTACGGTGATAAGAAATATTCACATGAGGAGTTTAAAGAGATGGAAACCGAGCATTTTAATGCTCTGAAAAATCTGGCTAAAACTAAGTACGAGACGGATCAAATAAGTTACACTGCTACAGTGGAGCAGAATCAGCGAGAAGCAGACGTGGTCCAACAAACATTCGACCAATCTGTTGAAAACTCTATCAAGCTGCTGAGGAGCAACAACCCTGATATGGGTGAGCCCGAGATAAAGCGGATACGAGACATAATGACGTCTGACCTGCAGAACACCTTGTTTAATCCCGATGGATTTAGTTATAAGGCAGAGGCCGCAGAGAGAATTGCAATGCAGGAATTTGGTAAGGAGGCGATCCTGGCCCAGCAACACACTATTGGTGATTTAGTTGCGAAGGCACAAAATAAGGGACAATCCGCAGCCAATGAACAGATCCTTGAACACAGTGATAAACGACCAGCAGCTGGTGTGGGTTCAGGCGGAGCAGATCAAAATCAGATCTCCGCAGCGGTTCAGAAAGAGGTTGGTTTTATGAAGGCCTCAGGATAATTAATTAATAATTTTAACTTTTTAAATAATACTTAAGAAAATGGCTGATCCTTTTAACAGTGCAAATTCCTATATTGCCCAACCATCCCCGGTAGAGCCCGCAGAGGTTCATAATCCGGCACCATGGAACCTGCAACCTATAGGTTCAGAATATGCTTCGGAATTTAGTTATGACGAAACTATTCTGATTCGCAGAGCGATAGCTCGTGAAATCTTTGATGCGGTCCCTAAGAAATATTTCACTTTGCGGTTACTTATGGATAAACCCATACAATATGAAGCTAACGATGTGTTTACATATCTTGAGAAGACTTTTGGTAGGGTAGCTCTCAAAGCTGCTGGTGGTGTAGCGGCTGGTGCAACCCAGGCTATTACCATGACAGCTGGTGGTGGATCTAATGTAACCATTAATAAAGTTCTTGTATATCCTGATAACAGTAAGGGTATTGTCAAGACCGTGTCCGGTGACGTAGTTACCGTCCAGAAATTTAATGGTGCTGCTGATCTTACGGCAGTGTCTACCGATGATTATTTCTCTATTCAAGCTGGCGTTATTGCTGACGGTCAGAATTTCCTGACTCATTACGATAGAATGTCCAAGATTGAGCGGTACAACTATATTCAGTTGATGCACCGTGACAAGCGTTGGAGCCGTAAGGAAATGACTAAATTTGCCAACCTTGCAAATACTAACTACTATGAATTGGACAAGAAAGAACAGATGGATCTGTTGCTTCAAGATATGTTCATTTCGTTGTGGAATGGTATGAGGGGTGAAGTAAATATTACAGTACCTGGTACTAATGGTGCTGCTCCTTACAAAGCGATGACTATGCAGGGAATCTTCCCGAGTATGGTTGCTGCTGGTTCGGCAAGTGCCTCAGGTGTTACCAAAGCTACTCTTCAGGAATCGTTTGAAACTTTGTGTTTTGAGACAGATTATAAATCTGAAGGCGGAGTTCGCTTCGTATTCGCACAGAACGCGCTTCTGTATGAATTGTCTAAAACCTGGAAAGAAACAGGTTTAAGGTATAAGCCGGATGATAAGATTGGTGATCTGAACCTTCAGATCTATAAGATCGGAGACATGAGTTTCGTTCCTGTAACAACTGAATTGTTTAAGGAAGTTTCTTGTTTTCCAGTTACCTGGCAACATCGTATTTTTGTTCTTGATATTGAGACTATCCATCCTGTGTGTATGCAAGGATACCAGTCCATTGAACTGGGTCAGACTTCTCCTAAGGGGACGAATGGTTCGATTCAGGACTATACAGAATGGTGGGCACAGGGAATGCTGAGCTTGAAGTTCAACAACCCATTGTCGTCTTTCTATCTTGATACAACTGGTATCACTTCAAATTTGATAACTGCTCATAATCCTCAGTAGGATGATATAAAGTAGGGGGACTTTGGTCCCCTTACTTATTTTTTTATACGTGATAAAATTAAATTAAGATGCAAAACGAGACAAAAACTACCCCAGCTTCAAAGAAGACTGCAACGGCTCCAAGGGCTAAACTCAGTGATGGGGACATCAAGCGCCAGAAGGAGCTGATGGAATTGAAGAAAAAGAATGAACAGCTGGAGAAAGATCTCCAGGCAGCGAAAGAGCAGGCCGCAAATCCTACCCCCAATAAGGTGGAAGTTATGGCACAACCGAAAATCGATCCCAATGAAGCGAAGATAGGGGCCATGGCGGTTCAAATCAAGTTACTTTCGGATCAAGTGATGCTATCACAATCTATGCAGGTTCAAGGTAAGCCCAGGTATAAGCCTGTGCCTCCTGAAGACTTTCAAGACGAAGGCGTCATGTTTTCATCCAGGAGAGTTTTTTATGTAATCGGCTCATACCTTGATCATAGGGGTGTGGAAGTAATGCCTCCATACAAGTTGATCACACTTCAGTATGCGTCTAGCGATAGACGTAAGGAGGGACATGAGGAAACGATTGTTAATAATTGTGCCTTTACAACGCATTTGAAAGGAGAGATTGAATTTTTACGGAATCATCCGTTATATGGTGTTGAATTTTTCGAGAGTTTAAATCAAACCATGCGATCAGATGGTATATATAACGAGTTTCGGGTTAAGGCTGCGAATCAAGTAATAGCCATGAAGGATGAGAATGTAATTAATACCTGTTATCAAAAGGGTGTTAATGGTGTCGATAAGATGGGCATCAAAGATTTACGTCGAATGTTAACAGGCGTATTTGCTGAAGAATATATCGGCGCGGCAAAAGAGCTGCAAAGCGATATAGACAGAAGAAGGTTGTTGGGCCAACCATCAGCTGAGTAAAATATGATTCTTACATCAGAGTTGCAGGCGGACTTGGATTTTCTTGTCGATGATGAGAATTCAGATCGCTATAATTTTACTAATGACCATATGCCGGCTATTAATGCGGCTGTAAGATATATTATGTCTGCGTTTGACAAAGCGTTTGAGCGTGGCGTACTTGCGCCTACTGTATTTAATGAATTACTTTTTGGAGTAATATGCGCTCCTACTCAAATCGACGGTGAGGATGCTGTTAGGGTTCCTATAACAAGTGCTTTAATAGCGGGTGAAACGCTTTGGAGGCTTGTAGGCGTTGATCCGGTTCCTGTTGTAAGTACGACTGATTATATAATGGCGGGAGCAAGGATGGCAAAATTTATACCATTTATTGATTCCGGTGGCGCGACTGAAGATCCTTTTGAGCCCGGGTATGCCGAAGTAGCAGATGATATTAATGCTTATTCATACACTCAGATAAATACTATTACCCCAACAGGCTCCCCCGCACAATATTTAGTTGTGCGTCCGAAACCCCCAGGAAGTGTGGGAATAATTCATCTCAGGACCCCAACGAAGGTAATTGCTGCCAATACTGAGTTTGAGTTTCCGTATGTGTTATACCAACCGGTATTAATGAAAGCTTATCAGTATATGATGATTCAGGCCGGCAAACAGCCGCTTCAGAATATGCAAGTAACTGATAAGGATGTTCAGGAACTAGTATCATTATTTATATAATTATGGCCAGCAACGCAACCATACGACAAGTAGTCTTCGATGTTCTCCGGACAGTTCGTGAGAACCATCCCGAAGCTGACGTAACCGTAGCTCAAGTGGCTTATTGGGTCATTCTTCATGCGGACCGGTTACGGCGTTATCACATAGGTGAAACGCTTACTGGCCGGTATATGGTTACATATCCTAGTATTGACGCTTTGGTTGATCCGGACACAGGTAGAAATTATTGTATAATACCCACGTCTATCTATGACATGAAGGACGATAAGGGAATTAACTATCTTAGTTATAAAGCACAATTGGATTTGAATTCACCTACATTCACGAGTGTGGTATTCACCCGTATATCCCCCGCGCAGGCGCGTAGATTATATATGAGTGAAGATGAGAAGCCATCCGCTAAAAATCCGTATTTCTATACTTCTGGGGATAGGATATACTTTCTTGGATGTGAACAAATAAATTTGACGACTATAGAGGCGGGTTTATATGTGACCCTTCAGGCATATGATACAGCCATGGATTTGGATCTTGAATTGGATATCCCTCAGGAGTTGATACCAACACTTAAGAACGAATTGGTTACTATGGGATTATTTATTTCCAAGTTGCCGAAGGAATATGATGAACAAATTAAAGAACAGGCGATTAACGTCGTTACCAATAAAGACCTTGAATAATGACATTCTCTTTTGATGATCTTATTAGTATACAGGAAGTTATAGCCGACGCCACAGTAGATGTGGATGATAAGGAGATGCAGAAATTAACTCCCGGATGGTACCGGAAGCAAGTGAAGAGAGCTATGGATGAATTATCCTTTGATGTTCCTTTCATTAAAGTAGTTAAGGATATTATAATGCCTGACGATATGAAGGTACCTGTCCCCAAGGGATTCTATAATATTGATAAGATACACCTTTTTACCGGGACCCCGGATAATATTGGATATGTTGAGAATGTTTATTGGAAGAAGGGATTTGAAACCAGGGGTGGAGTGATCAGAGAAGATGAATGGACTGCTTCCGGATACACAGCAAATAATCACGAGAATAATATAACAGACCCATTTTTCAAAGTAAGCGCATTAAGGCAATCGCCTAGAAATGCTTATTACTTTAATACGCGGAATGGTATAATCTACTTATCCTCAGCGTGTGGCGCCTATGATTATGTCAGAATCGTCGGTACAGGTATAGCTACATCTGAGCTGGATATTGACAATATAAAAATAGTTCCGCCGTTTGCGATAAAAGCCGTAACTTTGTGGGTAGTCGAGAAAGCAGCCAGGGCATTGAAGAGCACAGATGGCCGTGACAGGCGGTATAGAACGATTCAAACTGATGCGGCCTTACAGCTGGATGAGTATGGATTTAATGGAGCCTGGCATGAGGCCAAGACAAGATTGAAGCAGATTGACACTAAGAAGTGGCGGGATCTTATTGAGTACAATAGTAAAATGACATCATAAAAATTTAAACAATGGAAGGATATAACAGAGTATCGAAATATGGTTCAAGGAGAATAGCAGTTACTGACGTTCCCCATGCCATAGACGCGCACGTTGTTGAAGTAATAACTGCAGCTACATTTACACATCTGGCAGAGAATGGAAATACTGCTGAGGATACACCTGTTGCGCAGGTTGAGACAGTTACTGTAACAGGTACTAGCGGTACTGCTACAATAACTGAAGTCGGAGGACTTAGCAAAGTTGTAACGTGGACTACAAACCTCACTGATACAGCTGCTGCTTTTGTAACCTCTTTTGCTGCCGCTTACAAATTAGAGGCTATAATTGTTACTAGCTCTGGTGCTGATATTATATTTACAGCAGCTATCGTAGGTACACCAATTGTTGCTCCAGTGATTGCACCTTTAACCGGTGACCTGGACGGCACAGTAGCGCATACTACGGCTAACGTTGGTTCCTCATTGGGGGATCATGGCGTATATGGAGAATTAGCAGCTGGGGAGAAAATACATGCAAAAACAAAATTTACCTCTGTGATGATATCAGGTGGGGTAATAGTCGCATATTAATTTGAATTATCTAAACGTTTAATCATTTATAACAATTACTACCATGAAATTATTTAATGAAAAAAATCAAGTTGCTGTTATCCCCGTGGATGGTGATACAGTAACTCTTACCGGTACTTCGGGAACTGCAGCCGTCACAGTTAATGGCGTAGGTTATGTAGCTACCTTTGATACCGATTTGGACGAAACCAGTGAAGACTTTCAGGTTACCCATCAGCCCGCTTTAACCCTTCTGGGTATTAAGTGTACTGTTATCGGTAGCGTAAAGCAGGTTGATACAATTACCGTAACCGGTAGTTCCGGAACGGCGAATGTAGCTGTCGCTGGGGGCTTAACCAAGCTTGCAACTTGGGATACCAGCCTTACTAAAACTAATACTAATTTTGTAACGGCTCATGCTGATGCATATTTAGCTGTTGGTATTGTTGTTACCGCTTCAACGGATACTCTTATTTTCACCTCTGTTAATGCAGGGGAAGAATTTGCTCATCCGACTATTACAAACGTATCTGGTAATCTTGCTGGTTCTGTTGCTAATACAACTGCTCCAGCATCACTCTTAGGTTTTTCTAAGAGACGGCACCTTATTCCAACTGAAAGAGTTATTGTAACTGTTGCAAATTTGACCGGCGACTTGAACGGTACTATAGCAGCTACATTTGTTCCTAATCTTGACATAGCCAGAGTATTTCAATTGGCTTGTTCCGAACCTACCACGATTGGTCCAGCTATTAATATGCAGGACAATTCGTATTTAAGGCTTGAGATCGTCACGGATGGTAACCATACCATTACATGGGACGCCCAGTATCAATTTGCTGGAGGTACCGAGCCTAGTCAGACTTCAACGGCTAAAGATATCCTTGAAGGGTTTTATAATAAAGCCGCTGGTAAGTTCTATATGACTAACAGGACAGCTGACGTTAAGGCATAAGATTAGCTACCTCAAGTAGCGTGGCCAGTATAATTAACTGATCCCACGGGTACGGGTACGGGTATATCCATGCCCGCGGGATTTTTTTTTATTTCATATCTATGAAACCATTAGAATACATTACCAATTTATTTTTGCGTGGAATAGACGCAGATACTGATGAGAATCTTTTAGTTCCGGATCACAGTTCAATACGACAAGCATACTTGATGCGTAGGACTATTAACGGTACCTATAAAAGAGCGCCGGGGGATGTTATTCACGAAGATAGGGAAGAGGATGCAACACAATATTGTACAGGTCTATTCAGTTGGGTAACGGAGAACTATGTAGTAGAGTTTTGGTATAACACATCCACATACGTTAAAACAATTTACGTTTCTGGTACTAAGGTAGCAGAACACGCAGACATTCCCGGGTCCCGAATTGGTATGATTGATGCGGCTATAGATGAGGATGATGGGATTATGTATATAACCGACGGCCAGGCTGCACCCGTATATTATGATTTATACGATGTAATTAATAGTTTTGCTACTCAAAAATACTTTACGGAATATGATGCAGAGGCTCATAGGTTACAATTAGTAACCCATACAAATCAGCCAAAATTTATAGGACTTGAATATGTGGGCGCCGGATCTGGACTTATTGGTGGTGGATATACATATGCTGTTCGTTATACTGATCCACAAGGAAATGCCACAAATTGGTCACCATCTACTCCTGTGATTCCGGTTCATACAGAGGCTGTAATTACAACTCCAGGTAATACAAAGAATGGAGTGTTTACTACTGGTGATGAGCCTGGTGGGCTAACAAATAAAGGTATACGAATCAGATTTCGTGTAACTAACGAAGCTGGATTTGCTTATATGCAGATAAAACGTACGGCGCATAACACTGGGCAATCTCCTGATTTTAGTCCTAATCCGGAATATCTTAACTTGGTTGCTGATGCTGATGGCGCCGCGGTTGATATATCCTCAACGGTTTATGATATTATTGATTTTATTGATAAGGATGGACTTGATTGGTTACCGCTTGATGAAGCTTCAGAATTAGAATCTCAAGCAATTAAATTATGTAAGACAATCAGATTGACTGATGGCCGCTTGGTTATAGGGGGTGTTGAATATGAAGCTAGAGATCTTTCTTCATTATCTGATAATGCATTCATTATAGATAGTGAAAGTAAACGCGCTCAGCCGGTTAATATGGATCTTGGATTTGAGGGTTTTAGTAAAACGTGGAATCAAGTTTATCGAAAGAATTCTACCAGGGGAGAGAGATTCGGATACGCAATACAATGTGTAGATGACCTTGGAGGATTAACTTTTGCTGTACCTATACCAGATTTGGAGAATTATCAGATGCCAAATAGGCGTGATGCCATGACGGGGGTTTCTGAAGTTTTATCCAATCTTTATACCGATGAAAGACCAGAGTATGCTCTTTATGATTCCGATGATACTGATTCCTGGGATAGAGCTTATGAAGTATTTAGTCGTGTATGGCAGGACACTCAACCTGCGGGAACTTCCAGATCACCTGCAATGCTAGATGTAGATGGCGTCTCAGCGTCATTTGATTCATTTCAACCGCTATATCCCGCCGGGAAAGGTGATAATAAGGACTGGGGATTTAGATCTGATATGCCATGTGATCAGATGGATGATCACACTTATAATTTTCATCAATCTTTAAATAATCATATTTGGTCCCTTGGTTGGGCTTTTACGGGTATTAATACAAATCTACTTCCATCTTGGGTAAGGGGTTTTAAGATTGTACGCACCCCGCCGGCTAATCGCGTATTGGCGCAAGGTCTTGCGACTTATGTTTTTGCTCAACAGGGGAGTCAAAGCCCGGCTGAAAAAGAGGGATCTAAATTGACTTTTTATTCCCCTGATATTGATCCATTTTATGGTAATAAAGCTTATCTGTATGACGATATCATTAATAATCCAGATGATTATCAGTTACAATTAGTTAGCGTACTTGGGTTTAACTCTTCTGCTTTCTCTGGTTCTTATGAGGCGCCGAATTGTTACAGTGTGGATTTATTATCCTATGCTAATATTGCTTATGAGAATTATATTTATAATGGCCTGGACCCGCTGGCTAAAATAGGCCGTGGATCTGGTCATGTGACATTCGGCAGATGGCGGAACTACTTGGGATTAGCCGGATCTAATATGGGAGCAGGAATAACATCCAGATCTCCTGATTATTTGTTTGATATCAGCAGCGTCGAAAAAATCGATGGTGGGCAATATGGTAATTCAGATGGTCGTAGTCATATGTTGGAGTTAACGGTGGATGCAGCCGTTTACGCACAATTAGATACTATGACAAAATCTACAGGAAATGATAACGTTAACAGAGTATTTCATGAGCCTGTTTATATAGTCAACATAGTACATAATAATGCTAATATCCTTACTACCAATACGCAAAGCTACCAAGATACCGGCGTATATCAGAAACTTGAGAGTATTATAGGAACCGCAATCGGCGGATCTGGTCAAACTTATGCTCTTGTAGATGAGCGTCCGGAAGATGTACATGCCGCTAAGATAGCCGCTGCTGATGCTGATGTGAGATACATCATGGTTAATGGGCAACGGTGGATGGATGTAACACTTGAAGCTAGTGGTAGTATAACAACTTGGGGCGCAGCTATTAATAGCGGCGGAGGTCTTGGGACTGGGTATTTTACACTGTACGGTAAGAATTATTACGGCATGTATACCATTACAGCCTCATGGATTAATAATGGGCAGGCCACTATCTTTACAGTTGATCCGAAGAATCCTGTTACCATTAAATTTGATGTTGTAGCCACTTTAAATTTCTATCCTCCTGAAGGTGATGAGATAAAAGTTGTGTATAATAATAATAGTCCAATCATAGTATTTGGAGGTGATTCATTTGTTGGTGAAGTGTTTAATGCTGTTGTAGATAATAAAGTTAATGGCGCTAAAAGTATGGGTCAAATTACTGATTCAATACAAGCTGACGCTCCAACTGAACAATTACAGATAAATGGGCCCATGCCTGGGTATACCTATAGAATATCCGGAGTAAATAATGCTGTTTTTATTCCGCGTCATGCTAAAGAGGCTCCAGTTTCGGGCGGGGGTGTACAAGCCAGATCAATGTACGATAATGAAAGAACACCTGTTTCTGATATAATACCAGATGATTATAATATTACTGTAGATAATATTCGTCAATGGGTATTCGGTTTTATCTGCGAAAGCAAATCAAATACTATTTTAGCGTATGGTGATACTTATCCGAGACGTAATTATGTGCAGCGGCCTACTAGTTACCCAGCTAGAAATACCGATGAGGAACCAAAGGATTATTATCTTCGTGCTGCTGTCTACAGTGATTACTATGATAAATTTGGCGATGAGTACCTGTTATGGGAGCGTGGTGGGTTTGTAACGCCACAGATGCTCAACTATGACTATACCAAAGATGTGTCCGCTAGGGCCGTTAATAAGCCCTTAGCTGGATATGCAGAGCGGGTTAAGTTTTGGCAGCGTCTAGCCTTTTCTCTGGATAAGAATCCGGCGATACAGAATTCTCCGTCCCTGAGAACATTTCTTCCGATTAATTATTATGATTTAAAGCGAGCGGATCGTGGACAGATCACTATTTTATATGATGCCGTGAGTGGTCAGGGAAGGAATTTATATGCAGTTACAGAGAGTGGCCTTGCATTAGTTCTTACTAATAAAACTGTCATGCGCGGTGCGGTTGGGGAGCAGGTAGGTCTCATAGATTTGGAAGGTAAGTTTATTCAGGATGAAATCTGGTTAAACACTGCAGTAGGATGTCCAAGTCAGTTATCCAGAAGTAAATCTGAGGGGGTAATGGAGACGGCGGATGGTCAATTTGTGCAGGCATTATCATGGGTCAATAATAAAGGTGTTATGCTATTCTTTAATAATGATGTTAGGAATATCATAGCAAATTGGAGAGATAGATTATATGCTGTATGTAAAGGTTTACCGCACGGTACAAATTATCCGACATTATTAACAGTATTTAATGAAAGGGAAAATGAATTGTGGGTAGAGATGGCCGGCAATATGTATGTGTTCAATTTCTTTTTGAATAACTGGACTCATGAACTTCCCCATGATTATGATAGGATGATATTTAAGAATAAAGAATCGGCTACATATAATGAATGGCCATATCTTCTTGGAGCCAGGGCTGATAGACTGTACTCAGTTGAGAACGGTACATACACTCTGTTAAGTGATTCAGAAGAAAACATGGACCCATATATTGATATCGTAATTAATCCGGATTTACATACATCCTGGGAATTTATTGATTATTTATTGCATGCAAATGCGACTCCAAAAGAAATGATATTTGATACAGGTGCATCATCTCCTAATACAGATACGCCGCCTGTAGTAAGGGATCTGAATCCGGGTTTGTACTCTTATATAGGACGCAGGGATTCAGGAGCTAAAGATACTAAAGCAATGCAGGGACCATACCTTACCATTAGGATTACATTTGATGGTTCCTTAACTACCGCATACGAAGTGAAGGCGATCCGTGTAGGCTTTAATAATATTATTGAGTAATGGTAAATTAATTGTATATTGCATATTGATGTGTTAGATAAAGTAAAACGTGATGAAAACTAGGAAAACAACAAAGATTACAAAATTGCAGCTAGTTAACGAACTGTCTGAGTATACGACGATTACAAAGGTCCAATGTGACTTTATGTTTGATTCGTTGCTTGCGATAGTTAAGGAACACTTGCTGAATGAAGATGAAGTAGAATTAAAAACCTTGGGGCGCTTTTGTTTTGCGCAGAAGGGTGCGCGTCCGTCAAACATGACTGGTGATACCATCCCTGCCCATAAGCAGCTTAAATTTAGAGTTGCTGACCGACTTAGTCGGGTAATAAGAGTGGACTCAAGAGAATATTAAACTAAAGCCATGCCAGACATTAACATTGCTCATGAAAGTTGGAAGGGAGCCGGCGCTGGGGCCGTATCAGGAGCCGCCACTGGAGCCACTATAGGCTCACTTGGTGGTCCTATAGGTATCGGTTTAGGTACCGGTATAGGCGCCGGAATTGGGGCCATTGTAGGATTTTTCGGCGGAAGAGGAAAAGCTAAATCTGCTTATGAAGATCTTAAATCCTCAGAGTCCTCTTTTGCTCAAGCCAGAGAAACTGCTTTAACCCCAATACCAGATCCAGGTTTTGCAGATTTTGGAAGAGAGCTCAGACGAGAGAAAAGGATGGTGGAGACAGGAATGACTCCCGAATTCCAGACGGCCAAGGATTTGCTGGAGAGGACCAGTGCTCAACAAGCCACTGTTGGAATGAAGTATAGCAGTCCAGCGATGGCCATGTCATTCATGAAACAGTCTGGTATACAAATGGGAGAGAATATTAACAAGCTACTCGGAATGACTGGATCGCAGAGAACTGAATACAACCAGCAACTTATGAATGTGATGAGAGCATTATACCAAAAAGGCTCAGTAGAATCGCAACGGGCGCTTGATGTAGATTTATGGGAAGCCATTCAATCCAAAGCCGATTATGCTCAATTTGCTTCGGCTATGTTCCAGAATAGGAATATGATGAATATGCAGGCTCTAAGCGAGCTGCCTGGTCTCGTACAGAATGTAGCACCTATGTTTGGAGGCGGCGGTGGAGGAATCACTTCTACTACTCCAATGTAGGATAAAAATTTAAAATCATGTCAGAAAATAAAAATCCGAGCGTAGTAAAAGAAGGTGGAACAAGTAATTATAGTATGTCCAGGAGTGAATTAACGAAGTCTGATGCATCCTATATTGATAAACTACAAAGGAGTTTTCAGGCCCCTTCGCCAGGCGCTCAAGCAAAAAGTACTTATTTTCCAAGTGCAGATAGACCTTTACAGGCCGGCACATTCGGAAGTAAGTCGTTGGGTAATATTCCTATATTCGTTGCTAATCAGGGTCTTATACCTATTGGCATGTTGGAAGCTAGACGCAAAGCTGAGCAGGATGCAGCCGTTAAAGAATTTGCGATGTTTGGGCCGGCCAATAATGAGGCCCTTGATGCATACATAGAGTTGGTAAATCCGTTAGCCCAGGATGAATTTAATGCTAAATTGCAAACAAACATTAATACTTATCTGGATGAGAAGGCTCATGAACTAGATGGCGATTATACTAAGGCTAGAATGCTGACCAAGTATGATCCCGGGTTTAAGAATATGATCAGAGGTTATCAGACATATGCCAGGATGTATAACCAATTGGCCCCCAAAGCTATGGATATACTTGCCAAAGCCGTTAATTCGGCAGAGAATTACGTTAATGATGACGCTGTTCAAAAAGCTGCGGCTTTTATTCATAATCACGATAATCTTGGAACGAAAAGTATTGAGGAATTAAATAAATTTGTTGGTGAATTCCAAGCTTATACCGGCATTAATGACGCCGTTACAGCGTCTCTAGGCCAGATTAAAAGTAGGGTAACAACTACCATAACAGAGAATGCTAAATTATCAACTGATGCTTATAAGGTATTAGAGCGAGTTCAGCAAGAAGGGTTTTACACTGATGATGAAAAAGATATGTTAGTAGAAGATGCTCTACAGTCATATCCTTATTTGGAAAGTGATCCAAAAGCGAAGGCTATATTTAGTAAGCAGTTTAGGGCTGGTATCAAGCAGACAGAGGATAAGACTGTTACAGCCGTCCGTAGGGAGATGGCTGAAAGACAGAGAAGTATAAATCAATCATTTGGTTTATTTGGAAACGCTGATCGTGGATACAGTGGAACAAAGATACCAAAATATAGCGATGACGGTCAACGGCAATATGATACTCATCAAATATCTCTCCCCGCAGTTAACGCAGGTAAAAGAGCTACTTCTATAGATATCAGTCCTAATGATATAGTTAGTATCCGAACTCAGAAGGGCGATGTTATACGCGGGTATTTTAATTCTCCGTTGAAGGCCAGACCTACTAATATGTATAAAGATCCTACAGATAAGTTACAAGTATCCAGTACATTGGATATTCAAGCTATGATTGATTATAAAGATCCGGACACAGGTAAGGAAGAAGGTCTGAAGAAAGGGAAATTATTCTTTAATGTAGTTGGTCCCACTGATGGAGAGAAAACAATTGATGTTATTGATCTTGGTGGAGCCGCTGAAGTGATGATACCGGAAGAGCGTTTAATGGGTCAAATGTCTACCCAGTATGGTAAAGCTGTTTGGAATGATGTGAGAAATGCTGCACAGCAGACTCCAACTCCAGTATTAGAACCAAGGAAAGAGGGTGGACGTAATAAGTTCATAACTATGGAAGAGGCTACAGAGGATCAAAAAGCGTGGTCTAAAAGTAAACGAGAAAGACGAGCCAGGGAAGGATTTGCTGAGAGGAAAAAGGAGACTGGCCTTGGTACTTACATAGTAGAGGATCTTGAATTAAAAAACGCAGCGGGAAAATGGGTGTCGTATGAAAAAATTATTGCCGGGGGTAAATGGACAAGGGAAGATATACTCAAGGGATTAAACGAAGGTACTGCTACAGAATTCCGAATTAAATAAGAATAATCATGCCAGAAGACGATATCAAAAGTCAGAATACGCAATTACCCGAAGATGATTTTGGGTTTGGACCAGCAGTAGCTCCTCAAGCAGAGATAGTTCCGGAAGATGATTTCGGTTTTTCTGGCGGGGGTGTGGAGGATATTAAACTGTCTCCAGACGGGCGGCGTATAAAAGAAGAAGTTGATCAGGAGGATGATCTAAGTCCATGGGAAGAATTATTTGGTGCACGTGGCGAACCTACAAAGGAATTCAGTACAATGGGAATAGCTGGTGGTTTGTTTAATCCAACTCGTCCAGATTTGGCTGAAGCGTCGCAGAGTAAATTAGAAGAAACATATGTATTTCGCGCTGGATTTAATGGCTCTTTGATGGGTCTGGCTTACGATATATTGAATGGTGAGGCAATGTATGATCAGGAGGAACTGGATAAAATGGACCCTAATTTTTTACAGGATGTAGCCGCTATATCATTAGGATTTCTTTTTGATGGTCCGTTATTCGCGGCAGGAGGACTTATAGGTAAAGGCGCTATGATGCTTGGTACAAGGACTGCTTTAGGAAAAGGTATGGCTTATGGCGGATTTAATTTGGTCCGTAAGGGATTGATGAAAATGGGTGTAAAAGGTGTTCTGGCTGAGGATATGATCGCAGCAGCCGCTACAAAGAATGCAAAAATATTACTCAATCTAGCGGCTAAAGCTCCACCAGTCATAGAGGGGATGGGCGGTAGTGCGGGAGCTCTGGGATTATATAATGTTGTAGGAGAGACACTTAATCAAATGAATGAGGAGGATATTCCCATGAGGGAAGTTGAATGGCGTGATGTAAGGAAACAAGGCGTGATCGGAATGAAAATGGGTGTTGCTTTAGGGGCTGTCGGAATAGGTGGTAAGTATCTGGAATCTGTTATGGCCAAAGGGTTAGGTAAATTTGGTCAACTGAGTGGAAAGGGTATTGCTTTTGGAGCTGAAATAGGTATATTTGGGGCCGGTGATGCATTTTTGCAGGATAAGCCTTTGAGTAGTATTGACTGGATGCATGCATTAAAGATGGTACTCGGATCTAAAAGCGCTGGTTATGTTCAACACCCTGAAGCTACCATTAAGAAATATAGTAAATATTTTGAGCAGTCAAAAGCATTTGATAAGCCCGAACGTAAAAAAGAATTCGATGCTGAATTCACCCCATTGGAAAAGGACATGGTTGAAGGTTACAGACCGGAGGGAGAAATAGGACCTTTCTCGAAAACATTGAATGATAAGACATTTATTGATATAATGGCAGATGAGAATATTCCATGGATTACAAAATCTAAATTATTGTACGAACGTACTGGTAAATTTGCTAAAATTACGCCGGAAATAAACAGTGTTGAGATATTTAAAAGTGAGGAAGGTTACGGCATTAAAGCTTACCAGGTAGACAAAGATGGCAGTAAAATGTTGGTAGATGCTGTTAGGGCAACTACTAAAGGCGAAGCTGAAAAGAGTGCCAGGTTCCTGGATAAGGAGGCTGTTGACATAGGTAAGCACAGAGAATTCGAAAAGTTATCATTACCTGATAAAGAAGCTGTATCTAATGGTACTATGGATAATGGTATAGATCTTAATAAAGTACTGGATGCATGGGAAACCCGGCCCGAACATAGATCAGCTGAACAGGAGAAATTAATGCGGAAATTCTATACCACATGGAATGAGTCTTTGAATCCGCCTGAAGGTAAGGAGCGGCCAAAACCAATTACTTTAGAGGGTAAAGAGAAAGCTCCACTTGAGGCCCCAGCTAAACCAGTTAAGCCGGCCAAAACTGCCAAGATTGAAACACAGTTAAAAGATCCTGAAGTACAAAAAAGATTAGAAGAGACAAAAGAGGGGGGAGAGCTTAAGCCTGGTGAAGTAACTGATGCTGGATTTGAGGCCAATATACTTGGTATGGATAGAGTATCTGGTAGTCTGACGAAAATTGGAGAGGGTAAATATAAGTTAATTGATACAGAATTATCAGTAGCTGAAGGTAAGACTATTGAATTTGCTACAGAGCATGAGCGTAAGGCTTTACATGATAAGTTTGATAAAGAAATGGCAGCTGCTGAAGAGGAGCAGGAGGTAAGAAAATTTTCTGATCCTACTATTTCTCGATATAGAATAGGCCGGCGTGGATTTGGAAACAAAGAAGCTTTTATTGAGGCTTTGGAAAATATGCCGGAAGGCCGAGTAGAGGGTATAATGGAGTCCGTAGTGTTTCCAACTAAAGAAACTTCCTTTAGTGAAGTTGGTAAGGCTATTGAAAAAGCTAAAGGAAAAAAGGTTGGAGAGATAAGTTTGGAGGATAAATACGCTTCCATGGGTGATGCTGATATTGCAGCCTCTATTAAAATGAATGAGCGTCGAAAGTGGAGAATCGATCAGGCTGAGATTCGGAAGGCTGAAATTAAACCGGAAGCTAAGCCTACTTTATCAGAGGAGACTAAAAGCAAACTTCAGATAGATGAAGCCGGTGATGTTACTTTATATCACTGGGGCCCCAAAGAAATTATGGGCGGAAAATTAGAGCCGGGAATGCACGGTACGGCTGCTGGAGCTAAGGATGTCAAAGCAAATGAAGGCCGTGGCCAGGTAGAGTTTTATATTAATCCGGAAGATGGAGAGAAGAATATAACAAAAGCTGGTCGTACACCATATACTGTTAAGATCCCAGCAAATAAGTTGTATGATTTTAATGCAGATCCAAAAGGGTATGTAACAGACAAAACCGGGAATTATGCTAGGGAATATCGGGAAGCTAGCAGGAAAGCTTATCTGGATGGATATGAAGGTATAGTATCAGACTGGAGAGGAACTAAACGTGTGGACATTCTTTCACCGGTCCGGCCGCAGGAATTGAGAACTCAGTCACAGCTTCATGCTGAAACTGGTGGATCTACTTTCATGTATGGCGGTAAGCAGGATGGTAAGCCGGGATTTATTAACATGGATAAGGTTAAAACCGAAACTCCATTTGTTATAGGTGAAACCGGAGAGATTATTAAAGGCAAGGAAATTACTGATGAGCGTATTCAGGAGTTCAAGGATAAACATCAAGCTGAATTACAGGAGAGATATGAGAAGGGTGAAAAGCTCGGAGTGGGAACTTGGTACGACGAGAAAACCGATCAGACTTATATTGACCTGGTTAATTTTGCCAAGACTAAAGAGGAAACTCTGAAGCTTGGTGAGAAGTATAATCAGGAAGCCATATATAATATGGAAACTGGTGAGACTACATATGTAGCTAAAGAGCGAGAGATGGAAGCCAAGGCTATAGAGCGGGCTGCTGTAGAAAAAGCTACTAAGCCTGAGCGTGAATCCCTGGTTAAAGGATGGGAAGATGAATTCAAAATCTACGAAGATACCCCGGCTCAAAAGCAAAAGAGGGCAGAAGGTAAGGGAAGGATGATGACTAAGCAGGAAAATAAAGCGATCCGGGGGAAGCTGGAAGATTTCTTGAAGGAAAATAGAGCGCGGTTTGATCGGTTGAAGATACCGGTACGTACCAGGACACTTCGTCAGATAAATAATATTAGTATTGGTAAGCATGGATGGAACCAGGTTGAAGCAATTAAGAAAGATTTAACCCGGATGATTCAAGATGCTGAATATCGTTTAAGTAGGCAGCAGGCCGAGAAGTATATTGCTAGTATTCAGAAAGAGGTAAATCCCAAATCGATGACTGAATTTACTGGTAAAGGCCCAGGTAAAAAGAAAGCTAAGCGGAGTTACTTCAATCCATTGAGCGGATACCAGCGTATTGAGAAATTTGAAACTATTAGCGGTATCGTAGAAGAGGGATTAACTAATCCGGAATTTCGTGCCAAAGCTTGGGAGGAAATAAGAAAGATTGAAGATCGGGCCGAGCGGTACACTAAGGATAGAGAACGTGGTGAAGAAATTCCCATGGATGTTG